TTTCTATCGCTACAGATACAACATCATATGGGGAGTGGATTGATACTCTTGGATATAGAAGTCTAACAATTCCGTTGGATTTTGACTGGACCACAGATGGAAATATTGCATCAGTAGGATTTCAGGGATCAAATGTTGCCGGTTATGCCGATGCAGCCGATTTACCTGATGCTGAAAATCTTTATTATCCTGATGATTTCCCAGTAACAGCTGATGCACTTATCCATGTTGGATGTGTTGCAAAAGTAAGATATGTAAGATTAAAAATCGTTTCAACTGAGCATACATCTGGAAGCATAGCAATTCCAAAAACTGCAGGACTATTACAGGATAGTTTAGTTAAACCTGCTGTAAAAGAATCTTCTGTTATTGCCGATGTTGATGTTATATCTCCTGGTGTAACTGGTGACGCTGTATCAACACCTCCAAAACGAACAGCGTAAGGAGTAATTTATGAAGTTGGTCTTTAATATAGCAGGGAAATTTAAATCTGATAGAGATGTTATTATCGTTTCTGAAGATGATGTTCTTGCTGGAAAGATATTTGAAGTTTTCGCTTCTAATGGTGTTCAGTTTGTGGATACTGGTTCGGCTAAACAACCAGATGCACCAAAACCAAAAAAAGCACCAAAACCAAAAAAAGCACCTGAAGTGAAACCCGAACCTGAACCTGAAGATTTTGAACCAAAGAAAAAGTCTTCAACAAAAAAATAAAACATTAGCCCTTCGGGGCTTTTGTTATTTAAAGAGGATAAAATGTATAAAGTAAGTCCTAACATAACTAGAAAAATAGATATTGATGAAACTGCAATTATAACACCGGCTTTAGTTGGTCAACAGTTAAATCTTGCTTCTGGATTAGTAACTAAAAACACTGTTTTAATTCAGCAATATATTGATACGGCTATTGAACAAGTTGAAAAATATTCTTGGTTATCTCTTAGACGTACAACTTATGTATCAGAATTCACTTTACCTTCTGATATGTTTTATTCTTTTATCAATGGAGATCTTAAATTGAGTCTTGAAAGATCCCCTATTCTTGCTTTAGCAGATATAACAAAAATAGAATATCTAAATAGTTCCGGTGTATATGTTGAATTTGACCGGGGAGCTTTAACTTCTGAAGGATTATATTTAAATGTTACAGAAAAAATTGAACAAAGAGATTGGGCTTCGATTTATTTTATTACTTCTGTTCCTTACGATACAAGAATCAATGCATATAAAATAAAAGTTACATTTGTAGCAGGGTTTACAATAAGTGATGATCCAGTAACAGATATTCCACATAGTTTAAAAACTGCATTACTTCAGATTGTTGCATATTATTATACTAATCGAGGGGACTGTTCTGAAGCTGGCTGTGATCTTGGAGGATACCCTGTACCATGTTCAGCAAAGGCAATGATTGATTTATATGCTATTAGCAGAACGGTTATAGGCGGAGAATATACTCCAGCCTCAGATTGTGGTTGTGGATTTGGGTTCGGGTGTTAGGCTAAAATTACAGACTGCATCGGAATGATGCAGTCGGATAAAATGGGTTACTCTGCTTCCCATGCCTTTGAAAATTCCTCATTACCAAAAGCTTCCGCAAGTCCTGTTATTTGTTTGAGTCTCAACACTTCATCAGCATCCATTCCCAACTCTTTTGATATCTTTTTATCATTCCAGTTTCTTCTTGATAGTTCAATAACAATATCTGACATAGCATCAATTTTGTGTTTCCCTCTTGCCCGATTATGTCTAATTGTTGAAGCTATTCGGTCATTTCTTCCCTCTCTATTGTTCTTTATTTTTACTATTGGAAGATATCCATATATTCTTTTTTGTATTTCAGCGCATTCTTTCCCCACTCTATTCCTATGGAATCCGTCAACAACCTCTATTTTATTTTTTTGATTTTCAGATGTAACTATAGGCTGTGTAAATCCATCCTCTTCTATTGACAATCTTAAAAGTTCCATTTCTGGAGGTGCAACGGCATTAGGGTTGTAATCATTTGCAGTAACTTCCTTGTTTTTGACCCATAGAACACAATCAACAGGTTCTCCTTTTAAAGGTGACCTTTCATGTAAATATATTTTTAACCAATTAATAATTTCAATCTTTTCATCTATTGAAATATCTGTTTCTAGTTTTTCAATCATATCTTGCGCAATTTTTTTCATATTTTATACCCTTCTTTTCTTCTTTTCTTTTTTATTCTAGTCATGTATTGCTCATAAAAGAAACCACTTTTTGTCTGTGTGAAATTAAGCCCTTTAGCCCAGTAGTCATTTCTTAATAACATCTTTGCTATTCTTCTCCATGATGGAGCTTTTCTTTCTGCTTCTTGTTTTTTGTCTACAGTGTCAGGAATACCATTTGAATATCCTCTTTTTTTATACCATTCAATAAAAACATATATTTTATTTTTATAATGTTCCATCATTTTTTCTGGCATGCTCTCCATTAACATCATAGAAAAACTTTCCCATGTGTGTCCTTCGGGCAAAGTAACTTTTTGCTGTCCTGAAATATTGCCTGAATATTGTACAAAATCAGATCCTGAATTAGCGCCATTAACGCGGGCAACAATTTTCGCCCACGATTCAGGCTCGATTATGTGATATAACCACAAGCCTTTTCTTTGATCATACCCATAAGGCTGACAGATCCTTTGTTGATGAATGGTTAATCCTGCTTTGCTCATTAGATCATAAAGTCTGTTATATTTCTTCTGGAATTTCCCGTTATATCTCCAGATATCTTGAGTTTTCCAATCATATATCGGGTAGGCATTATATACTGGCATATCCCACAATTTAGTTGTCCATTTATAGTCTGAAAACGTCTTTTTCTTTTTGCTTGCAATTGTCCTGTATCTATTCAAAGATTCGTCAGTTCTAATCCCTACAAAGCAAGCGGTTGGCAACCCTTCTGAATACCATTCCCCGAATAATGGAACAAACTCTTCAAATTCCATATCTCTTTTAAAAAATGGGAAGAAAGATTCGTCTGTTATAGCAAATTCAGGTGGCGTTCTAACCCATATTTCTTTTTTATCTGGATTCCAACATTGCCATTTAGGCTGATAAACAGAAACTGAATTACTAAGCGCTATTGGAAGAGAAACCCAGAATGGATCTATGAACTCTGAATATTCTTTATACATTTCTAATAAATGTTCTATTGTTATTTTATATTGGGCTTCCAGGTCAACGAATAAAACTCCTATTTTCTTTTTTCTTTTTATTGCTTCATCCATTACTAGATGAAGCATTACAGAAGAGTCTTTCCCCCCAGAAAATGATAAATATATTTTAGGGAAATATTCAAATATGATCTCTATTCTTTTTTTTGCTTCTGTATATACATCAGATTCCAAATATTTCTTACCCACAAATAGCCCCCACAAACTCATAAAAAGCTTCTCTAGTTTTAGCCCCTGAGAAGTGGCTTTTTGATGTTCTAAAATCAGAATCAATAACAGACTCAAAAAAACATGTCTTGAATACCCATTCGTTGTTTACAGCATCATAATATAATTTATCAAGAAACGAATGCGCTTCGTTATTATTTTGGCTCCACAATTCGCAATACAATCTTACGTGCCCAAAATTAGACCAAACCCAGGATTCTTGTATTGCTTTTAGATCCTTTATTATATCTTGCATATTTACTAAATTTTCAGCCACACAATACGGAATATCTAAATTTTTGGACGCAAATTTTATAACAGCGTTTTCCATGATTCTCTCCTTTAGCCTCCGGAGAGGCTGTTTGCATAATCTCTATCCATTGATTATTCGTAATGTTTATTTCCCGGATCTATTATATTTTTTTCTGCTTCTAATAGGTCTGTGTATGATGCATTAACAAATGTACCATTATATTCTTGGTTGTTTATCTCAAAATGTTTTCTAGCTGAAGATCTTCTGTATGCTCCAAATATTTCACCATTCATTTTAAAAACTTTTACTATCATTTTCTTTGTCATCTTTTATCTCCTTTACCTATTTTAAATATAACGCTATAGCGTTAAGAAGTCAAGTATATAATTGAAAATAAATAAAAAAGATGATATTATTTTTATATGGCTAAAAATAGATGTGTAAGAACGCAATTTAATAAAGAAATTCTTTGTGCTGGAACAATGAATGATTATCTACTGATTTTATCCAGAGCAATAACAGGAACAGAACCAGGGCAATCAATACAGGCAAGTGAAACTTTCACTCAGATCGTTGATTATGCCGGATATCTGGAAGCATCAAAACCAACTCAGAGATGGAACGGCGTTTCAATGGAAGACCAGAGTGCACCTAATTACACTCATGTTTGTTATATTCCGTTTGATCCAGTTACATATAAATTGGATGTTGGAAAATTGTTTGTTAAAAAACAGGGTGACACCTCAGATCTGGATCGGTTATTTAAATTGAAAAGTATTAATAATTTTGGAGAACAGGATGAATACCTGCAATTACGATTAGCTGAAACTGGTTTTGCTGAACTTGATGGATCTCATGGCTGATCCTAGAGGATATCATTACCACCGGGATATAATGGTCGGTAGAGAGCTATTAAAACATAAAGATAATATAAGAAATGCTCTTAGGATTCATGGAAAAGAAGTCAAAACAGAACTGGAAAAAGTTGTTTCGACCGGAACAAGAACAGGAAGAGTTTATACATATAGAGGCCGGAAATATACAGCATCAGCAGAAGGGGAACCACCAGCTTTAAGATCCGGGAGGCTTGCAAAAAGTTTTTCCTATAAATCAAGGGCTATGGAACTTGTAATCGGCAATAGTGCAAAATCAGATAAAGGATTTAATTATCCTGGGTTTTTAGAAAAAGAAATGAATAGACCATATTTTTTAGTTACAATCAATTCACTTCATTCAAGATTACAAACAGATTTACAGAGTTTATATTAGAAAGTTGTATTTTTATTTATATTACTGTAAAATAACTTATGAGTTTTTTTAGTCCATCAGCAATTTTAGATCATTTAATGGAATATATTCCTAGATTATCAGACCGTTTTTCAAATAACGCTCTTGTTTCCGCTGCTATTATAGCCGGAACTCCGCAAACTTTAAGAGTTACAGATAATTTACACGGACTATCTGCAGGTGGTGAAGTTGTTTTAATTGGTGGGAAAACAAATAATCCTATAACAGCGGTTTCTTTAATAGTGGATCCCATCGGTGGTGATGTATTACGGTTTACAACAAATAAAGATCATAACCTTACTCTTAATTATACATTAACAGTAGATCTTTCAGGATTTACTAATCCCATATTCAACGGTACTTTTACAGTTATTTCGGTTCCTTCCAGAAATCTATTTGAAATTTCAGGATCAACTTTACCGGTATTAAATGGAAATGAAGTTCTTGTCGAAGAATGGGAAGTAGGAATAAACGGATTGTTTTTTATTGATTCAATTGTTGATGTAAATACTTACGATATTTTATTAACCGGGAAACCAGAATTTGAACCACAAACAGTTCCTATTTTAAAAAGATCTTCTATTTTTAAAATGAGTATTGCTATTGATGCCGAACGAGCCAGATCTTTATATACACCTCAACCAAATGACAAATCTGTATTGTGGTTATTCGTAATAATGGGAGATGCATCAGCTTCTAAAGATAGAAAAGTTTTGTCTGATGCAAACCAAACAAATACAGCCGGTCAGGGTGATAGAACATTAATGATAAATACATTTTCCGTATTAGTATTTTTTCCAACATCCACCGAAACAGCCGGGGCGTTGGCTTCAGATTTAGCATGGAATGAAATATATAAAGTTCTACTTGCCGTAGGTGCTGGAATAAAATTTGATGATTTCGGGACTTCCCCTTATAGAACATCTTTAATAGATCACGGTACGGCTATTTATACAAATGCTTTTTATGCTCATGCTTATACTTTTGAATATTGTTATCAAGTCACCCAGGAAGAACAATTCCTTACACAATTTATTGAGTCTGTACCGTTTCGAGATAATGCTATTTCAAGCAATGAAGAAGATGAAGGATCTAACATCGATCTTGATGAAGAGCCAACTTGATAATATGTGAGTGTAGGGTATATAATTACGGTAACTAATAGGAGTCATAATGTCAGATAAAAAGGAATACAGGGTGACAAAACCTTGGGGTAAACACAAAGTAGGTGATCTGCTCCCTAATTCGAGGGAAATTCGCCGGAAAATTCAAGAGGGTGGATGCGTTGAAAAAATGGCTCCTGAAACCTCGAAAAATAAAATGCAGAAAGACACTGCTAAAAATAAAGGAGATGAATAATGAGTTCAACATCCCTTCCTAGAATTAATGGTCAACTTTTGGCAGCCGTTGGAGCTGTTGGACCCGAACCATTTAGAATGTTGATTACAGGACAGACCGGTACTGCTGGAACTGCTGTTTCTGGTGCTACTACAAAAGATGTAGAAAGCCTAACAAATCTTGAAGTTACAACTTTATTTGGTGTAAACTCAGATTTAACAAACAGAATATTTAAAGCCCGTGACAAATGCCAGGGAAGATATTCAATATGGGTAATTTCTTTAGCTGCTGGAGCAGGAACCGCTGCAAGTGCTGCTCTGGCTTATGCAGGAACTGCTACTGAAGCCCGAAACATGGTTGTAAGACCTATTTCACAGAAACAATTTTCTTTTACAATCCCGGTTGCGATTGGTGATACTGCAAATGATGTGGCTGTTGCCGTTAAAGCAAAAATTGATGCTCTTGCGGATAATTTTCCTGCTACAAATGCATTAGTAACTGACACTCTAACATTAACATCTGTTGATCTTGGAACAATTGGAAATAAATATGTTGTTGAGCATATAAGCATTCCTGCTGGAATAACAGTTAATACAAGTGTTGGAACTGATAAAGTTCAATTTACATCTGGTGCAACTGATCCTTCGTTGGTCGGATTATTTGACAATGTTGCTGCAACAAGATTTCATACAATTTTATATCCCTGGGAATCTGATTTTCAGGAAGTTGAAGATTTCTTAAATCCTAGAAATGTTATTAATAATACATTTCTACACGGCGTTGCAATGATCGGATTTGATGATACTGAAGCAAATATCAAAGCAAAAGTGAATGGAACAACTCCTCTTAATTCTCAGAACTTATTTTTCATGGGAAATAGAGTTGCTTCCGGTGTTGCTGCGTTTGTTGAACCTTCTGATTGGAGAACTGTCGAATTTGCAGCAATTGAAGGATTACGATTAACGGATGATGTTCCTATCGGATCTTATATTACAACATCGGCTCCTCTTGATGCTATCGGTGGTCCTGGAAGTGCTTCTCTTGCTTATTATAATACTCCATTAGCTCAAACATCGGCTGTAGATCCTGATCAGTTATTTGATGAAACAGAACAGGTAAATCTTGGTGATGATGGATACACAATAATTGGTGTTAATACATCTGTTACTAATGCGATTATGGCAGAGGTTATCAGTACATATAAATTTAATATTCTTGGAAATCCTGATGTAAGTTTTAAATATTTAAATTATATCAGAACTTCATATCTTGCTTTTGAAATATTTTTCAGAACTCTTAAAGCGGATTATTCACAGAGCAGATTAACCGATGGAGAGTTAGTACCTGGAAGAGCGATTGCGAACGTTGGGTCTATAAAAGCAAATTACTCAAAAATATATAAACTATTGTCTTCTCCTGAATATGCTCTCACGCAAGCAGGAGCAGCAGCAGAATCATATTTCTTTAAGAATCTTACTCTTTCAGTTGATGTTTCTACCGGAACTGTTACGTCTGCAAATCCGTTGGCAATAGTAACACAAATTAGAGAATTTATAGTAACAATGCAAATTGCATTTACAGTTGGAGGGTAATAAAATATGAATGCTTTATCAGTACCAGGGGTAAGTGTAAACAATGTCCCTATATTTATAGTTCCAAACACTTTTTCTTTTAAGATGGGAAAAGGTGAAACAAAAGTACGATCTGCTTCGGCTGGTGGTGGTGCTGCTTCATCAGTACATACCGAAGATGCAGAAGGTAAAATCGGAGAAATGAAATTCGAAATGTATGTCACTGAAGAAACATTAGAACTATTCAGTGCATGGAAAAAGAATCTCGGAATCAATGCTGTAACGGCTGAACAACCGGCTTCAACTCCATTGTCTGGCAGCCATATGTCATGCACTACAGATTCAGAGTTTAAAGCTACGGCCGATGGAACTGTTGAAATGATTTTTCAAGGGGATCCATTATCTGATAACTTTTAATATTATCCGGGTATAATGCCCGGATATTTTTTACTCATGGATCGAACAAATTCGTGAGGTGAAAAATGGCAACATCAACAATACAGATACCAAAAAATACATGGACTTTAATCTCAGAAGTTTCAGTGAGATTTCAAGTTCAAGGTCAAACCCCATTAATTATAATTGAATCTGTTGCACTTCCAACTGATCTTGATATTCGGAAAGTGGCTTTTGCAGGTGGAATGTATACATTTATAAAAGTTGATGGTGATTTTTATGCTTATTCTAAAGATACAAATAATGAAATATCAATAGAACCAGTGGAGGCTACATAATGGGATTTTTTGAAGGGAATGAATCCTCTGGAATTGGAAGTGTACCTAAATCTGGAAATGTTGTTTATGTGAATGAAGAAAAAGATTTTGGAACTGTAACGGCTGGTGTAAAAATAGATACTATTCCAGATACGACTTTTGTTTTAAACTCTCCTGTAGTTCAGACCCTACCTTTTGTTGTACCAACAGGATCTTGTTTTCAACTGCTAACAACAAATAGAGTATTAAATACATTGACATATACAAATGCTGTTGATGCTCAATTTCAAGGGATTAATAGCTGTGTTATTATATTTGATGTAGTTTTAAATGGTAACACTACAGGAACGTTATTTGATTTAACAGGTGGATATATATCATTAAAATTCCCTGATTTTAATAGATATGATAATATAGGAACATTAGATTCCTTAGAATCTATTTATTGTCCCGGTGTTTTATTTGATGTTATTGCTGGAGGAGTTAATTTAATCGATTGCGTTTCTAGCACTTTCACTGGATGTTTTATAATATCTTTAGACGGCAATACGTTCTCTTTTTTTAATATTTCTGGTGCTTCATCAGGTGATATTCAGATTTCTACAGCAATTTGTGATAATGACGAGTTTTCATCTTTTGTTTATGTTGATCCAGCAACATATCCGAATGATCACACTGTCAGTATAACCGCTTGTAATATTACAATAGCAGATAATTTCTTTGGTGCAGGATCGATAATAGAAACTGATATAAGAATGATTTTAGCAGCAAATAAGGGCAATCAGGACAGTGTAGTTTCAGCAGGTGCTTTTTTAGTAAGCAATGCACTTGTAACAGACATTCCAGCAGTAAATTCTTTTGTAATCATAAATGGTACTACATGGACAGGTGATGCAGAGAGCAGAATTCTTGTTAATAGTGATGGAGTTTCGGATTATTTGGATCTAAGAAAAACATCTTTAACACTTGATGGTGATGCTTCAATGGAGCCGACATTGGCGACTAAGGATTTAACCACCAGATTTGCTCAAATAGATCCTGAAAGATTTACAGTTACATTTACAAATGCAACTAATTTAATAAATGAGGCAGGGACTGCACTATCTAATAACGATACTATAATGTTTAAAGATACCGTCGGAACTTTGCCCACTGGTTTACGTGCCGATGTTATGTATTTTGTTATTAATAAATTAACTAATTCTTTTCAAGTTTCTTATACATTAGGAGGTGCAGCGGTTGCATTTACAACAGATGGGACACCAGTTAATTCATATGGACTAACAAGTTTTCACGGAAGTTCTCCTCAGAATGTTATTGCTGCAAATGCAGCAAGAAGCCTGACCCCTCAAGCTTTAAAATGTGCATGTCCTGGAAGTAAAATATTTTTAATGGTATCAAACAAAACTGATGATGTTAATATTTTAGTCAACGAAGCATATTATAGAATTTTAGGATAATAAAAATAAAAATAGGAGCGAATATGAAAAAATTAATGAGTTATATATCAATATTGATATTATCTAAGAATCTTGCAAAAGCTTTTTACAAAGGTATTAAAAAAGTTTTATTACGAGAAAACAACGAGGCTGGTTATTTGTCTCAGGATCAGTTTGATTCTTGTCTATCAAGAGCAAAAGCAATTATTTTGGAGGCTATTTCTGGACCAATGCATATGCTTGCCCTTGCTATAGCTGTTCATAGAGAAAAGTTTCACAAAGAAAGCCATTTAAAAGAAAAGATCGAAATAAGTAGGCAAATGTCTAAAACTGATGTTAAAATAGCATCAAGGGGATGGTGGTACAGCTGATCTCTAAAGTGGGGGATATTGAGGATCGAACAAAAACTAAGTATTCCTCTTATTATAATTTCTTTTGGGAATACAATAAATGGAGTTATAAATAAAGAATCATTATTTTATTATATTTTTTATTCATTTATATTCGTAATTATTGCAATAATAATACAATTTATAAAATTAAAAAAATCTGAAAAAAGAGTTTCTATATTATTGCTAATAATTTCTTTAATTGCTTTATGGTTAGATGATATTAGATCTTTATTTGGATTAATGTTGTTAACATATGCTATAAGTTTATCAGGCAACGATAAAAAATATTATTTAACTTATTTAATCTTAGCTATTATAACAATTATATTAAGATTTACATTATACTCACATAGTGCTACTGGATTAATAATATATTTAGCAGGATCTACATTTATTATAATTATTTATTATCATTATATTTTTCCGAAATTATCTAAAAAAATAAAAAATATTCCATACGATTCTATATTTTATGGAATAGATAAAGACACTATTGATATTTTAAATTTATCAGCACATGGTTATTCTCCTCCTGAAATAAACAAATTATTAAAACGTGGTGTTACTGATGACCGTATAAAAGCAATAATTCGAGAAACAAGAAATAAATATGGATTCAAATCCCAAGATTCTTTTATTGCAACTCTCACGAAATGTGGTGTAATTACGCTGAATATTGACAACATGCGGTTTAAGGGTAGATAATGTCTAAAAGTGCATTATACTAAAATCGTTCGATCCTTCCGAGCGGATTGTACATAGTGCGTTCGCTCGGATTTTTTAATTTAGAATAAGGGGAAGAACATGAATGAAAAACCAAGAGGCTCTTCATGGATTGGTTAGAGTACGTTTTAGAATTAGTCAAACTTGAAGGAGCTATGGGAGCCATTTCCGTGTTATTAGCATCGTCTATTTTAATAATGTTTTTAATGTTTTCAAAGAGAATGGAAGGACTGACAAAAGCAATCATAATTCTTACGGATAAAGTTAGCAGCCCATATTTAAATTCGATTTTATCTGTAAGACTATTTCGGAATGTAATGTCAAACCATATTAGTAAAAAATTAAGTTATCTTGGTAATATTCTAGATATAAATAATATCCTTGAAAGAGAAGAACAAATAAAAAAAAATATTGGAAGAGAATTCAAAAATATTACAACGGAAGAAGCTCACATATTATCTGAATATAAAAGTGTTTGTGGAGATATGGGAAAAATTCTTGAAGACAATATAGATTGGGAAAAATTCCTAACATCTGTATATTTGATATTTTTTTCTCAAGATAAGGATCGTCAAAAAATGATTGATATAAAAACTTTAATGAATGAAAAAGTTAATGAAATTGCAAAAATAATTGAAGATAATGGTATTCATAATTAAATGTTTTTACCACATTTGGGATATAACATGATATAATTTTTTAATATAAAAGGATTGAACAACCTATGATTATTGAAATGAAATTTTTCGAAAGAAAAGAAAACAGAGATCTTAGACAGAAGAAAGCAATCGTCATTCATTGGCCTGGTGCGAAAACAGTAACAGAAGGATATTCTATTTTAAAAATAGATCCATTGTGGAACTGGATGAATGAATCATCACTTAATTCCTATCATTATTTAGTATCAAAAAAAAGAATTATCCAAACCAGAGATTTAAAACTCAGAGCCATACATGCTGGTCACAGGACTTATCGGAAGAAAGCTAAAGACTACTTCGGTTATGATGTATGCTGTGATACAAACTCTCCTAACAACTATACAATCGCAATTTGTGCTTTACATGATACACATCTTGGAGGGTATGAAACCGAAACAACAGATTCTCTTGTAGATTTAGTTTCAGATCTATGTATTGAATATAATTTAAATCCTGAGACTGATTTGTGGAGACACTCAGACATAACAAATGAAAAGTCAATCCCTTGTCCCCGTGGATTTTTTGATGATGATGATGATCCAGATGATTTATGGAATGCTTTCAAATGTTGGGTTGGAAATGCTATAACATTGAAATATGAGAAGATGAAAATAGGGGAATAAGGAGAAACTATGGAATCTACAAATTCGGTGCCTTGGTATAAAAGTACTAAAAAAACTTTAGGAGTTATTTTCGCAGGAGCTGTTTTGCTTGGTGGGATATATGCTATTTATAAAGATTCTACTCAAACAAATGACGTTTTAGGGATTTGGGCTTTATTCTCAGGGTCGTGTTTAGGAATAAAAGCAATCGGAGGAGCTATCCAGAGCCGAAACGGGACTAATCAATGAGCCTAAAATTAATAATAACAATAATATCAATTGTTTTTTGTAGTGGAATTGTTGCTTTTATTAAATATAAATATAATAAATATAATGCTGCTATGTCAGTTTTAAAGAAAGTCGACAAGCAAATGAAAGTCAAAAAAGAAATTAAAAAGGAGCATAATAATGTTGATAAAAAAACAGAAGAAATTAAAGAAAATATTAATACTGTTGATAATGATAAGCTTTCTTCTTCTTATGCTGACAAACTGCGAGACCGTCCCCGTAATAATAGAGGATGATTATATTTCTATAAGTATTACTCCAGAGTTCCCGGAATTTTCAAAAGACAATCCTGAATTATTAAAGATTCTTGATTTTGGCTTAGACATGTATTCTGTAAGATTAAAAGATTTAATATCTGCAGAAAAAACCGGATTATTTATTTCTTCTGAAATAGAAAATGAAATAAAATTCTGCATGGAAAATATAGAATGGATTGGAGGAATAATTGAAATATCTCAGTGAAAAATTAAATTCTATAATTAAAGAATGTGAAATTAACGGATTCCGTGTTTTGATTGAAATAGAACCATCTTTAACAATATATTTTTGGTGTGATAAAGAAAATAAACGACATATAATAAGAATGGTTCGAAAAGTTGGATTAACTCAAAATCTAAATTGGAATCTTACAGATGAAAAAACAAAATATATAAAAGATTATGATTTAGTTTATTTAGAAAAAAATAAAGGTAAAATTATTACAAGATTTTAAGGAGTGAGGATAAAATGATAAGTAGAAGAGATGGAATATTAGATTTTGATACTAATAAACCATATAAAATAGCTATAGCTGGAGAACAACAGGAAAGGACTCAGATAATTTGCCATGACGTAACTAGTAAGACGGAGAATGCTGCACTTGATATGTTACAATTATTAACAACAGCAATTCAAAATGTTCCACAACCAGAAACAACACCAACAAAAAAACAGTTGGATGCAGATGAACGAAAAGATAGTAAATTCTTTGATAATGAAAGTCCTTCTTTAAAAGAAATAGATGAACAAGCCCTTGCTTTACAAATGGCTGTTCAATCTAATACTGTTGTTAAAATGTCTGAAATAATGGATTTATTTTTTGACTTTGTTGATAGTGGTGCTGTCAATTGTGCTGGAGATCTTAAGATCTATAAACCTATTTGGGAATCTATTCATAGAGATGATAAGATAAAAATAGTTTTCAGGTATTGTGCTTTTTTCGTCAATCCATTGATGCAGCTGGTAGCTATGGCCTCATCAATGGAGAACCAGGACTCAAAAAAAGCAACAAAAGAATTACAGACGCCGTAAGAATTACGATTAATACAAAAGGAGGAATCAGCTTTAATGAGGCTGAAGATATGCCTCTTTTTAAGAAACAAATCATTATTGAGGAACTTATTAAAATAAATAAAGAAATGAAATAGTAAAATGGGAGAGCTAGGCCACGGATAAATGACAAATAGTTATTTGTAAAGGTTCAATTCCTTTCTCTTCCAATAAGATCCTTAAATATAAGGGTCTTTTTTTATGACTTAAACAAGATCGTATAATTCAAAAAATTCCTTTGCTTTTTTATAGCTATGAAAATATAAATGGGTACCTCTAGTAATTCCATAATAATTGTCTGTAAAATTTTTTACGTGTTTTCCCTCTTCTGTTATTGCGTTTTTAAAGATAAGATATTCATATAAAAGTCGAACTCTTTTTGTTGATTGGGAGGTAGGCCTACGCTCCCCATTTTCAAATCTTTTTAGTTTCATATATCCTTCTTTATTAATTTTTCCAAAAGCTTTCATAAAAGCTATTGTTTTGTCTTCTTCTTTTTTAAATAAATCATCTAAAGCACTCATAGTAGATCTCCTCTCTATAATCATATTATACTATCATACAACACTTGTCAATAATTATGATACATTTTCTCTGCTCTTTTTTTTATGGCTTAAACAATGTACAATTAGATATAACTTAACGAGGGTATTAATATGGGCTATTCAATAGATTATATTTATAGAATTTCAGATCGCTTTTCTTCTGTAATGGAAAGAATGAGAACTTCAGCAACGAGATTTGATACTGGAGTAACCAGGATGCAAACAGGATTAAGGAATTTACAAGGTAGATTCCAAGCAACTGGTGCAAAATTAGCAAATCTCCAGACCGGATTAGCTGCTCTTGGCGCAGGTGCATTTCTAAAAAGTGCTCTCGATGAAGCTATAAAATTTGGAGATGGGATTGCAAGAATAGGAACTTTAATCCCTGGACAAAAAGAAAGGCTTACTTCTTTAAAGATGACAATTTCGGATCTTGCAGTATCTATGGGTAAAGATGTTAATGATATAGCCGGAGGTGCTTTTGATGTAATTTCAGCATTCGGAGATATGGAAGGAGAGACAGAAAAAAGACTTAAGGCAGTAGCACAAGCTGCCGTCGCTGGAGGAGCGACCACATCTGAAGCTTTATCGTTATTATCTGCTGTAACTAAATCATATGGAGACACATCTGGAGAAGCCTTACAAAAGGCCTCCGACCTAGCATTTATGACAAATGTTTTAGGTCAAACTACCTTTCCTGAAATGGCTGCCGCTATGGGTAAAGTTCTCCCATTAACCGCACAGTTAGGAGTAAGCCAGGAGGAAGTTTTTGCCTCTATGGCAACATTAACTGGAGTGACAGGGAATACGGCCGAAGTATCAACTCAATTATCAGCCGTTATGTCTGCACTAATAAAGCCAACAGCAATAATGGATGATACCCTAAAAAGACTTGGGTACTCTTCCGCCTCAGCAATGTTAAAAGAAAAGGGGTTAGCTGGTTCTCTGGGGATTTTAGCCAAGGTAACAAATGGCTCAGAAAAAGCAGTAGGGCAACTCTTTGGATCAAAAGAGGCCATGACTGCTTTTTTTGCATTAAGTGGAGCACAGGCAGACAAATTCAAAGAATCTCTAATAGCAATGTCTGATGCGGCAGCCTCAAAAGGGAAGGTTACCCAAGATGCTTTAAACGAAATGATGGATGCTCCGGGATACAAATTAAGTATAATGACCTCAAAATTTCAAAAATTAAAAATTATGATGGGTGATATTATTGCGCAATCAATAACTCCTTTAATAGAACGCTTTGGATCTTTTATGGGGAAACTTATTCAAACAAATCCAGAAATAATAAAAATGGCAACATACTTTTTGATGGGAATAACCGCTATAGGTGCAATTTTAATTCCTCTTGGTTTAATTATTTCAACGATAGGAACTTTAATAGGTGTTATTGCTCCGCTTCTTGGATTATTAAAATTATGGACATTAGGACAATTAACTTTAAATGCTGTCATGAGTGCAAACCCTATTGGATTGGTTATTATCGGAATAGCTGCATTGATTGCCATAACAATAATTGTGATAAAATATTGGGATCAAATAGTGGCTGCTTTAAAATCTGCTTGGAAATGGATGGTCGATGTTTATGATGCCGTGAAAGGTTTAGCTTTTATTTATGGTGGTCCTTTAGGAATGGCATTGATATTTATAATAGAAACTATAAGATCTGTTATTAATAATTTTGCTGAAATAAAAGCAGCATTCACAGACCAGGGATTTTATGCCGGGATAACTTCATTATCAAAAGCTATTTTTATCGGATTGATAGAACCGTTTACTGCAGTATATGATTTGATTATGAATATTAAAGATAAAATTGTTGGTGTAGTTTCCGGAGTTAAAGATTTCTTTACCGGTGCTGGTAGTGAAGCATCAAGTCCATATGCATCAAGACAAACATCTGCTCCTGTTTCTGGAAGATCAAGAGGAATGGAGTCAACAGCTAATGCATCGGTCTCAGTCTATGCAGCAAAAGGTCTTGAAGTTAAACCGTTTGAAGCCAGTGGTGATTTAGGTTATAATATGACTGGAACATCGAGGAGAAGATAATGTCATTTTTAGACGCTCAACTTGCAGGAAAATTTAAAGGTGTATCTTTTTTAGTTCGTAATGAAACCAGAAATGATGTAGGTCAAACAAGAATAAAACATAAATATCCTAAAACTGGTGTTCAATATATGGAACCTATGGGTCAAGAACCGTTTTCGGAAACAATAGAATTATTCTTTTCCGGGGAATCATATCTTGATGATTTTGATAGATTTGAAAAGGCTATTAAAGATCCTGCTCCGGGACGTTTATATTCTCCTACTTTTGGAATATTTAATTCTGTTGTTGCCGAACCTGCTTCTTTTAGATCTGATCAGAAATCTTTAGGGGAAATAACTGCAACTGTTAATTTTGCTGTTACGATTGATAGACCTGCTCCGACTGAATCGGCAACTAGTCAACAGGATGTTTCTGAAAAAGCTCAAATTGCAAGAGAAAACTTACAGAATAAATTTACTGATGCTTATGTTATTCCTACTGAATTAAATAATATTGCTACGTTTGTTTCTGATGCAAAAGCACTGGCGAATAAAATAAAGAAGATAACAGGAAAATTAAAAGAAGTTAGAAGATTTTTAACAAAAATAGACCAGGCTGTTAGAACAGTGCAGGGATATGGAGCGTTATTATTAAATCCAGGGCAACCTATTGGATTTCTGCAGTCAATTGCTCTTGAATTCACGGGAAATGCAGCTTTTACTTTATTTAAACAAATCGCAACTATTGGAAATGATTTGCCAAATGCAATGAATGATATAACATCCGGAATAAGTCCTATATTATCATCTGTTGTTCCTGATATCCAGACAATAGGAATAGATAAAAATATAAATATTTGGAATGATGATACTGCAGAAAGAAGAGAACGAAATACAGGGAGACTTGCATCAACAAATACATTCAGATTAATAGGTTTAATTGGAATGTTTGAAAATGCTGCAAGTTCTTCTTATACGACTACTCAAGAAATTGATAATATTAGCTTAACATTAGAAAATTATTATGAAGAACTAATTGAAAATGATATTACTGATATCGTTGTTCCAGAGATGAAAGGTATTATTGATGAACTCCGAGGATTAACAGATAGAGTTCTAGCAGGAAAAAGACAACAGGCTTTTACTGTAACCACTATTGATGTATTAAGACCTACATCATCATTTTTATTAGCATATGAATTGTATGGTGAATATGTAAAAAATGAAGCACAACTCAGTTTTATGTCGGATTTAATAACCGGATTAAATAGGCAACAAGTAGCGAATAGATTACAGGGAACTGTAACGGTGGTCGTACTTGGGCGTTGAAGTTAGAGTAAACGGAAAAACATATACATTATTTAAGCAGATTGATGGAGTAAGATCCGTTGATACATTTGCCTCTGAAGTAAGAATGGTATTATCTGAAGCACAAAGCAATAATTCTATTTTAAAAATAGATGATCTCATACAGGTCCTGCTTGATAATAAAATGGAATTTACTGGATATATTGAAAAAATAAATGATTCTGAAAATAGAGAATCTCATACAATAGATTTTACAGCAAGATCTTTAGTTGCTGATTTAATTGATGGAACCGTACCAGATAATGTTAAAACAAATGAAGGTGTTTCAAAATTCTCTGAATTAGTTCAATTGTGTATTGATGGATTAAATCTTACAGATACTATAAAAGTAATTGATAATGTAGGTGCTACTTTTGGAGATTCACAGAAATTGAAATCTTCTGAAACAGGACAAAAAGTTGGAGATTTCCTGCAGAGTAATGCAAGAATAGTACAGGTATTTTTGAATGATGATGGTGATGGAAATGTTGTAATAAATAGACCAACTGGTCGATTAAAAACAATCCTCCAGAATATCCCTGGAGCTACTAATAATAATATAAAAGAATCCACTATAAACATTGATAATTCAGATAGGTATCATATTTACAGAGTATTTTCAAATTCTTCTCTTGCGTCTGAATCAGCAACTGTTAAAGACATAAATAATTCTGGTGAAGCCATTGATGCAGAAGTAAGAATTACTAGAGTATTTGAAACGATTGCGGACAAACCTATGAGTTCTGATGAATGCAAAAAATCTGCTGAAGAAATGGCAAATATTGCAAGGGCAAGAAGTTTTAAATATTCATGCGGTGGAATAGTTGGATTTACTGCAAATGAAGAAAAGTGGTATCCAGGATTTGAAGTTACGGTTAAAGATAAAATAAAAGGAATAGATGGAATATTCCAGATAAATACTGTTAACTGGAGTTCTTCAGGGCAGGGTGATATTGTGAATCTCGACATAACTTTACCGGATAAATTAACAGTTGAATCTAATCCTACAGCAGTAACGGAAAGAATTTCTATTCCATCAAGTACTTATGGAGTTAAACAGGGCGACACTTTAAGCGAAATAGCAGAGAGTTTAAATATATCATTAGCTGATATTGTTCAAGCAAATCCACAAATATCTAATATAGATTTAATATATCCTGATCAACAAATAAAAATACCGGAGAGATAATGTTTAAAATAGGGATAAAAACAAAAAATATAACGAAGCATATTATTGAAACTTTATTTCAGGGTAAAAAATCTCCTACTGTAATAGTAATCCCATATGGAATGTTTTCTAATCCAGTTGATAATTTGCCAGTTGGAATATTATCAGATCAAGGCCATGCAGAATCATTATTTGGGTTTGTTATGGATCTTGAAAATCTTGAAACATTAGAAGATGGTGAAATAGCATTTGGAATTCCTAAAAAAACAGCACGGATCAAGTTCTTTGACAACGACAAGATAGGAATATATAATAAATTAATCAGTATGCTTGAAATACTGGAAGGATTGATAGACGAAATCAAGACTATAACGACAACGGGATCAGCAGTAGCTCAAGCCGTATCGGTGGCATCTCAAGCATCACTTGAATTATATAAATTAGAAGTGGAGAAATTACTAAATGGCAGTTAGTGTTCCGGTTATAAAAACAGAATTGTTATCTGCATTAAACGAGGCTTCGGCTTCAGAATTATCTAATGATGATTGGGCAGGATTGATGGCCGATATTATAGCTAATGCTATTTTATCAGCAACGGTAAACCCTGGCATATCATTAACAACTCCTGATACCATAAATGGAGCAACTACAGGAGCAGGAACTTTAAGTTGAAATATATTAAGGATTGAACAAATATGACAAGTACTGGAGTTCGCCAAACAGTGAACATACAAGATTTTTTTATGGAACAAGATAATTATGGTCTTTTTGATATGGTCGTTGATCCAGAAACAGCAGATTTTAAATCTGTATCTGGATTCGAAACAGCTGTAAATTTCCAGCTTTTTTTAGATCAAAGAGTTGGAAGAGAAGAAAGGGCAAACACTCAGGATCGAAGAGGATGGATTGGTGATATAATGTTTAGGGCTGATGGTTATCAAGTAGGATCATTACTACATTTACAAGAACAATCCAGAGATATCCAAGTTGATAATAATGAAACCGCTGCATTTGCAAAAAACGCCCTTGAGTATTTGGTAATAATAGGAGCTAGTAAAAAAATTACGGCTGAAGTTGTTGGCAGCAATATTGAGGGAGTTATTACAAACTCTAATAATGATACAAGTAGATATTCTAAACTTTGGAGGGCAACGAATGCCTCTTAATACGAAATCTTTTACTGATATAGTTAGATTGATACAAGGAAAATTCTTTAAAGTTTTACCTGGGATTGATCCAACAATAAAATCATCCCTTGCAGGAGCATCAACAATTTCGGCTGCAGCCGTTGCGGTTTCAAATCAGGAAGGTATAAAAGATGCGGTTCGTCAATCTTTCTGGCAAACTCAGGACGGTGATTTTCTTGCTTTAACCGGGGCTTTAAATGATACAAATAGATTTAATCCTCAACCATCTCAGGGTCAAGCTGCAGCAACCGGGATTCTAGGAACATCGATTTTATCTGATTATCCTATCACATTTAACGGGAATACATATTTAACAACTCAGGATTCAGCCATTCAGGAATATTCCGGAGGAATAACATTATCGTTTTCTGCTGGAATTGTTACGGGGGTTACAAATATAGTTCATACATTATCAACTGGATTATTTGTTGTTATCTCAGGAGCTACGCAAACAGATTATAATGGAACTTTTGAGATAGTTGTATTGAGTGATATGGAATTCACATATGAGTTAGTTGCTGGAGCATTAACAACAGATGCCGGAATATATACAACTGAATATGCTTTATTAAATTTGGAATCTGTAGGAACAGGCTCTGTTCAAAATGTGACCTCTGGTGGGATTTTAACTATAGATTTAACAGATGTCGATTCGGATGTTTTTGTCGGTACATTTGGATTAGATGGTGGAGCAGATGAAGAATCTGAAGAAGATTACAGAGAGCGTGTAGGAGAATCTTATAGTCTGACTCCTGGAATTGCAACACCTCCATCTTTAGTTGCAAGTGCAAAATCTATCGCTGGAAATACAAGGGTTTTTGTTGTTAGACCTGACGGAACAAGCGGTGGAACCGTAGGTCAGGCTGGATATAAACCGGAACTCGGAGAAACAGTAATGTATATACTGAGAGATAATGACCAGAGTATTTTACCATCTTCACAGTTATTAACTACTACAAAAGATCAAATAATTGCAGATGGACTCTGGCCAACATTTACACTTGATAGCCAGTTGTATGTTTTATCTCCAATTTTAAAAACTCAGAATTTTGTATTTACTTCTATATCTCCAAATACTGTTACAATGCAAAATGCAATTAGAAATCAACTTGTCAGTTTTTTTGAAGATAATGCAGAAATTGAAGGAACTATTTCTTTAGTAAAAACGTTAAATCCTTTTCTACAGAAAATATCAGATCCATCAACAGGAGCATTATTAACATCGTTCACATATACAACTCCATCATCTAATATTGTGGCTGCTAGTGGTGAAATATATACAGTAGGAGTAGTGAGTTTTACATGAAATCAATAATAGATTTTCAAACATTTACAAATGATCAATCAGCTCATTATTTAGCAGATCATTATCCAAAAGGGAAACTAACAGGGAAAAGGCATGATTCAAATTCTGTTATATATAAATTCATATTAAGTATTTCAACTTTTATTAAAATAATTATTGGTTATATTTATATTCTTGCTAAAAATAGAGATATAAATCAATCTGAGGAATTATTAACAGAATGGGAAACATCAGTTAAAATTCCTGATGTTATTCCGAGAAGAGAAACTTTAGCTGGCCGGCGTTGTGCTGTTGAATGTCTGGTACGGAAAATTCCAGTATATAATATTGATGATGGAATTGTTAATATAAAAACAACATTTTCAGAATATATAAATTGCTTAACAGGTCTTGAGGTTGAAATTAGAACGGCTCAAGTTGATGGTACAGGTTCAATTTTTCCGATGGAATTCCCTGTTATATTTGGTTTTGGTGGAGGAGTTGGTGGATTTGTATTTATCATAGGAGTCCCGGTATCTGGACAAGCTGCAAATAATGTTTTTCCATTAGAATTTGCAGTAAGTTTTTTTAATCCAAAAATCCCGGATGCAACTATGAAATATTTAGATTTAATTTTAGATAGAGTTATTCCATCTTTTTGTAGATGGGAATATGAAGCGATAGTATCATAAGGAGAATTTTATGCAAGATATAGCAGATAAGGCTGATTCTACTGCTGGTTCAACTGGACAACTTCCGGCTGCCGAATATAACGATCACAAAGAAGAATTACAGGGAGCAGTAGAAAGATCAGGACAAACTTTAAGTGCTGCAATATTACTGCAGTTAGCAAAAGCATTATTTATAAATGGAACAGGAGCCGAAACTGTTATTGATTCAGGATCTATTAATTCTATATTATTATCTCCATTAACCGGATCATCTGGAATGGTTGTTCCAAATAATTATGTTGAATTAAATGGATGTATCCTTAGTTTTAATAAAACAACAGGTAACACCTCAACTGCTGTAACTGTCAATTTCGGGCAAACTGGAACTGAATTAGGAGCTAAATCTTTAGTTAGATCTGATAGTTCTGTCCCTGCAATTGGAGATGTAAAAGGACGATGTTTAATTCAATGGAATAATTCCCTTGATAAATGGATATTGTTAAGAAATGAAACTGATACATATAAATATAATATAGCTGCTAGTGGTCCTGTAGCTCCTAAGTTTGCAAACAATGAAATCGAGGTAGATTTATCAGCAGGAAATATTTCAATTTCTCAAATGCCTGTTCCAGTATTTATAGGGCAAAGAGTACATATTTATGGCGTAGGAACAGGTCTAGGAGATATAGCCGGAGGTACTGGATTATATGTAAATGGAATAGTTTTTACAGAAACTACGGGTGGTGTTTTTCTTACTGCTATTTCATTGACGGAATGGAGAGCTAAAGATACAAAGACGGCGTTTTTTAATACACCAGGCTGGAGTATTTCCCAGTACCCAGACGGAGTACTTGAAATGATATTCAGATCTGGAAGTTTTCAAACAGTAAACGCACTAGGGAATGTTTTTGTTTCAGGTGTTATAAATGCGCTTTTCCCGGTTGCTTTTATAAACAACCCTAGGAAATTATCAGGTGTGCAATCAACTGGAGATGTAGCATGGGAAGGAGCAGCAGGTCAGCCGACTCTCCTTTCAGATACACTAAGAATTTTGGGAGGTGGCACATCAGCGGTCGGAATTATAGACGTAAAATACGTCGGGAGTTTTTAAAATGAAAATACAAGCGGTAAAATCACAAAAAAATAAATCTGATACATTGGAATTAAATGGAAATGAATTGACTATAAATAATACAATTTTTGATTTAACCAATTTACACCAATATCCAACAGAAAAAAATGCAGATATTCAAACATTTATTGAAACGGAACGATGCTATAAAGATCAGAATGGAATAGATATTATACAACTTAAAGTTGATCAACAACATTTTTTTCTATTCGTTAATAATAATTATCTTCTTTTTCATGACAAAGATTTAAATGGAGAACTAGATTTGTCTGAACTTTGTTGTTTTGTAGATTGTTACAATCTATCAGAAGAGGATAGATTAAAAAATCACAGAAAAACTATTGATAAATATGAGAAAAAATCAGGTAAGAAAATAGGTGATTGGAATATACTTGCAAGGACTGTAACGGCAGATAAAACTAAAATAAAAGATAAATAAATAAAGCTCCCTAAAATATGGGAGCCATTTTTTATAATGGATAAATTAACATCAATTCTTGCAATGTTTCATTTTGGAATCTATTCAAAATATATTTATTCCCTCTGGTGAGGGAATAAATACTAAAAAGGGATATCATCTTCAAACGGTATCTGACTCCCTTCAAAACTGTTAGGATCAGGTTTTTTATCTGCTGGTGTAAATCCTCCAAATCCTGATGTTGATTTTTTAGGGTCTGGAGTTCCTCCGAAAGAATTTGATTGATCTGATTCCATAACATCTATATGGAAAATCTTAATTTTGGTATACCATTTTTCGTTATATTTTTCCTGAAAGATTTGTCCAGATTTAACTTCTACTTTATCACCTTCTTTAATATTTTTTTTTGCTGCATCTCCTAATAGAGTACACCCAAACCATGTGCAATTTTCATATTCACCATTTTTATCTTTTCTTGTATCACCAAGATCAAGGTGGATATATCCATTTCTTTCTTCTACTTTCCAAACTTTTAAATATTTACCTGTTACGTTCATACTATTTATTCTCCTTTCACAAAAAAATCTGTTACTTCAATCACATTTGCTATGGTTGATATTGCCTCTGTATTATGTGATACAGAAATCAATTTCTTTTTACCAGCCAAATGTGAATTAATCATGCTATAAAAATCTGCTACAACATTATTATCTAATGCACCATCCTGTTCATCAATAATACCATACATATAATTTCTACCTGTTCTTTTTATTACTGATGTATTAATCGCTTCCCTCAATGCCGATGTTGACCAGACAGCCTGACCTCCGCTTACAACGGAAATACTCTTTACATCGGAAGCCCGGTTATCATGTACTAGAATTTTAAACTTTTCTGCAAGATTATTTTTACTGTCAAAATCCTGAGTTATTATTTCCACACTATATCTTGGCTGATAAGTTGATAAGAAATCATTTGCTTCTTGATTTATTACCGGAGCCACCAAAGACAATTCAAGAGCTTCAATCCCTTTTGGTGAGAATGCTTTTTCGATAGACTCCCATTCAGAAATATTATTTCTTGATATGCTGGTCTTCTCAGTTAATGTTTTAATCTTCTCCTCTCGTTGCACGTTTTTATTAAGGCGATCCTTCAGAGCTTCAATTTCGGCGGTTAAACGACCAATTCCGGTTGATGTGCTTGATATTTCTGTTTCTATTTCATATATTCTGGATCTAAGGTTATTATATGCTGTTATATCTATATCCTTTTTTTTATTTCTAAGAATTTCTATTTGTTTAGAGATTTCAGAAAGCCTTGTTTTTTTCTGAGAAATAGAAGTTTCAAGATCAATTTTTTTTGTCTCAAGAGTTTTTAAACCATCAATAATCATTTGGAGTTCACTTAATTTATGTGTATCAACTTTTAAATTGTCCATTTCTGATTTTAAATCTATCAAAGATTGTGGTATTTCTGGTTTTTTAGAAATTGATTCCTGTAGTTTTTTATATTTTTCTCTTTGTTTATCCAGATTTAATTCACATTCTTCTATTCTTGATTTTTTACCTAAGATTATTTCTTTGCATACTTTAATCTCAGATAACATTATATCAATCTTTTTTTGTGCAGATGTTGATATTTTTTTGCAAAATTCGCAGGGATCATTTGCTGAAGTTACAACACTTTCTTTTACATTAATAAGACCTTCATTTTCAGAAAGCTTATGTTTAGATTCATCAATAAGCGTTTTTATTTCATTAGCTTCAACTTTTATTACTTCAAGATTTTCATCAATTACAGTTTTTTTATTCTGCCATTCTTCAACTTGGTTGTTGAATTCCCCTTGAGCTTTAAAATAAGCTCCTGATGCAATATTAAGTTTAGTCTGTTGATCTAGTAGCTTTTTTAATTCAGCTTTATTAGAATCGGCATTTTCAAGAGTTGAGTTTATTTTGGGAAGTTTATACTCAAGAACAGAAACATCGGCTGTAAGATTTGTTGATTCAGCTGTAATAAAATCAACTTGATCCTGGATAGATTTATTTCCGTTAATATCTTTTTCATAAATCGATAAATCAGATTTAAAATGCCGGAGTGTTTCATTGGATCTTTCAAGGCTCAGTTTGTTGTCAGATTTTAAAACATCTTTTTCTTCTATTAGAATTTCAATTTCTTTTTTGCTTTCTTCAATGGATTCAAGTGTTTCAATTTCCCTGGTATCAAGTTCTATTTCTTTTTTTAATACTCCGACTTTTTCATGTGCATAATTTTTTAATTCTGATCTGTCCATACCTGCAAACTCTGTGAATATTTTCCGGAGGTCTGTTTCTTTTGCATTTTCAAGGGAAGGATAATTATTGTTTTCCTTTTGTCCTCTAAAAGCACAAGTCATAAACATTTTAATACTACCGAATATTTCATTTACTGCATCATCAAACGGCGCTTTAGTTCCGGTTACGGTATCAATGGCTTTTCCGTTTATATCCATGTAATATTTTGCGGTTGGTGCTGTAAGTGTCGGATCAATCAAAATCTTCTGAGTTATTATATCTTTTCCATCTCGAAATCTTCTTAAGATCTGAGAATCTTTTAATTCGAATAAAGATTTTAAATCAATACCTGTTGGAAGATGTATTGAAAAAGGTGTACAGAATCCCATATTAAAAGATTTCCCTGTTCCATTTTCCCCGATAATTAAATTAGCTCCAGTAACAAAATCATTGAAATCTATTTTTATTTCTTCAACACCATTTTCAAGACCGGCTTTGCTACCCTTTAAATATAGATCAAGAAATTCAAAATTATGAGGTGTTATATGCTCTGTTTCTCCTCCGGTTTCTCTCTCAGATTCAGCTACTTTTAATAATATAGATTCTGGTACTTCTGGATCATATATTTTATATAGATCTTCTAAAGTTTTACAGGCTTCATATTCTTCTATATCAACTCTAATGTTTTCTGTATGCTGGATACTGCAGGTTATTTTTGATAGTGGACCGATGTTTACAGCCTCTTTTAATTCAGATAAGGACTGGTCACAATCAAATCCATCAGAAAATTCTTTATTACAATGAATATCGATCCAGACATTTGTATCTGCCATTACCGATTGTTTCATGATCTCAATATCAGAAACATCTTTAATTATATATTTCTGTCTCTCAAGTTCTCCATAATCAAATCGTTTTGATTCTTTGGTTACGGTATCAATAATATTAAATCCGGGTTTAAATCCAATATCACCCCATGTCATATGAGCACTTCCACCGTAATATTTTTGTAATAAATGCAGATGCCCGAATTGAATATAATCAGCTCCTATTCGGTTTAACATCTCTTCAGAATACATAAAATCGGTTGATCTAGGTTTTTGATCATCTCTAAATTTCATTCCAGCAATATGACCATGACCCATAAAATGAACAGTTCCAGAATGACTTTTTGCAAGAGGAGCATAATATTTATCTATTATTTCGTTTACAAGATCATACTGCTTTTCATTTATTTCCTGTTTTGATAAATCAGGATATTGACTGATTAAAAATGCCGGGGTTATTTCTGGAATACCTATAATTAATAAATCCCCTATTACATGATGTTTTCCAATATTGATTTCTTTCCATCCAATATCTTTAAATGCTGCATATGATCCCGGTGCATCATGTCCCGGAGTTCCAGATATAAAAAATACTGGTGCTGACTCCTGCAAATCTCGACCCATTTGCAATATATCATCATAACTATTTTTGTCAGTTGCCATTAAAGGGCGATCGAAAAAATCACCTGCAATTGTAATTGCATCAACTTTCTCAGATTTAGCTACTTCACATATTCTTTTAATATGTCCTTTCGATTCTTCCAGCCACTTTGGGCTGATGTGTAGATCCTGTGCTTTTAATATTTTCATTTGCATCCTCTTTAATAATATAATCCTATAATTATATTATATTATAGAATTATATATAAATCAATTATTATTTATCCTTCCGAAGCTTTTCAGCAGTTAAATTGATAAGGTTTTCTTTATCTTTTGTTATAGGATTTAATCCCTGTTCCCATCTTGAAACGGCTCCTACTGTAACACCTAATTCTCTAGCAAGGTTATCCTGAGACAATCCAAGTTCTTCACGAATCTTTTTTAAATCTCCTGCAGTCATTATTTTAACCTCTCTTTTAATTCTCCAATAATATAGGATTTAACTTCATCGGAACTACCATTATCTAATACGACTTTTTTTGCTTCATCAATCTGTGATAATTTGTTGACTTCATCTAATTCCATTATTTTATCGTATGCATCGGAGACTTTAATTTTATGCGTTTCAAGATCTTTTATAATGCTGTGGAAGTTTTCTGTTACTGGCTCAACGGCTGGAAAGAAACCTTGTTTTTTCTGAACTGGTGGAGTTCCTGGTTTTAATGCTATAGGTTCTGATTTTTTAATTTCTTCCTGAACATTTACATCGTTTCCGGTTAATAATTTTGCAGCATTGTTTATATCATCAGCAGATTTTCCACCATGAATTATATTCTGAATATGTGCCTCTGATTCTCTTTTCTGTTTTTCTTCAGATTTGCATACCTGGGAAACAACAATCTTTCCACCTGTTAATTCGTTTGGTTTAAAACCTGTAGGCATTCCGGTTAATTCCCGGATAACTCCTAATTCTGCACCTGTACTTGCTCTTTGGGCTGCAAACTTTTTAAGTGCTAAAACTCTTTTTCTTCTTGCAACTGCTTCTTTTGCTGGATCATCTGGGAAATTATATTTTGCTTTTGGATTTTTATCAGGCCAGAATTGACCTACGTTATCCATATCAGAAAGAAAATCTTCCTCGGCTCTATCTTCCCAATTGAATTCATAAGTAAAAGGAGAAGAGAACATAAAATCACCATCAGGTTTTCTTTTCTTTCCGATTTTTGTGCATTGATATCCGGAAACTTTTCTGATCCTGGTTCCATCAGGAAGAATTTTTTCTTCTCCATAAACTTCTTTCATAGAAACAGTTTTATCGAATTCTATTCCCATTCCACATCCGATAATATTGGTTAATTCTTTCTTCGGATAAAATACTGGTTTATTTGTTGTTCCCATGTTGTGGAACATATCCGGTTTAACTTCTATCACAGTAATTAGAGATTGCCATAATTCATTGCTTACCTGAAATTCCTCAGATGTACAAACAAGTGCTTGCCCTTTATATTTTTCTAATTCTTTCATTTAATCCTCCAGCTTTATTTCTTTTGGAAAAGTCGCTTTATTTTCAGTCCCGGTTTTAATAGTTACGAAATCCAGGTTAAGAGAATCAACGGCTTTATCGAATGCTTTTTGATCGAGCAATAAAAACATATCTTTTTCTTTAGCCCATTTAAAAGCTAAATCTTTATCGTAGGTTATTGTTTTTGTTTTGGCTTCCTGAACACCAACACCGCCAAGTTGTTTTTTAACACCTGTTTTTTCAAATTCAGATATAGCAGCTTCCCCGATTGCAAGTTTAAGATCTGCTATTTCATCTTCAAGTTTTTCTTTGTCAATAAGATAAGGCTTTAATATCATAGCCATATCATCTTTTACTTTTTTAATTTTAGCCTGAAGAACATCAACCTTTTCAATTCTTTCTTTAAGCATTTTTAAATCTGTTATTTGTATCATTTTACACTTCTCCTATTTCAAAATCTTTTGAGAAGAGAGGGTTCTGTTCAACTCTTCTTACATATTCGTCACTGATGCCATTTAAAACCCATTGATATTGTTTTAATGCATCTCTCCACGCATGAGTAAAATCAAGATCCCGTCCTTTCTCTGCATAGAAAAATAACCAGTTCTTTTTTTCTTCCCGGTAATTGTTTAATGAATCAAGAACATCGTTCCATGCAATACTTTTTTCAAGTTGCAATCTCTGGGTTTCTAACTTAACAATTGTCTGATCATCAAAAGCTCTGAAATCAAAATCATCATGATCCGGTTCTTCCATATCAACAATATTTATCCTGGTTAATCCGTGTTTTTTCTCAAGTACATAAATAAATAATTTTGATGCTGCAAGTTCGCCTTGAAGTTGTGCAAGTATTTTGCTGGATTCTTCAGTCTCTAAAGATTTAGAACAACTTTTAATTGAATTTCTGTATTTCAATTCAACCAATTCCATTAATGCCATATATTCTCCTTTCTTAATTTAGATATGGGAAGAGCAGGACTCGAACCTGCAAATCAGCGTATTGTGATTTATTGCACGGTACAACCGTGACCGCCAAACACCCATTACAGATGCATGTCTACCAATTGCAGCACCTTCCCAGATAATTAAAACAATTTAATAATAGCCCTTTTCACGTCTACCATTATCGCCGTGTCACGGGGCGCATAAAATACCTCCTAACAATTATCTATAACTTAATAATATAATACTATGCTACAATAGTCAATAATTATTTATATGTTTGTGAGAATAAAGCGACTTTTTCTAATTCTGGTACTGTGAATTCATTTAAATGTTTGGTGATAGTTTTCCCGGTTTTATCTCTTCCGTTATTTACTAGATTTAATTTTATCTTTAACCAGAAAATTCTTTGTTTTGTTTTTTTATTTCCGGGAGATTCATTTGCAAATATTCTATTTATATTTGTATTGATTTCTTTTCTAAGTCTAGTTTCTTTTTCTGATTGAGATTCTTTAATTTCAGGTTGCTGATTAAAATCAGAGAATAGAGGGATACCATCAATATGAGCTTCAGAAGAAAGTGCTTCAATAGTTCTAGCCGGTCCGGTTGGTTCTAAAGGATCTGCAGGTGATTGTTTTTCTGGTGGTTCTCCGGTTGCTGATCTTATTATTCCACCATCAATACATTTAAGAGCTTTAAGCATTTTATCATCAGAAGGACAAAAAATATAACCTGTTGTTTTATCCTCAAAATTCCTTGCAGATCTTCCCGTACATTGCTCCAACCAGGGAACAGATCTTATTAAAGTCATAATTACCATATGTGTAATTTCAGGCACGTTAAGCCCTTCATATGCTATGGCAACCGATACCAGACAATCAATTGCTCTAAAGTCTGTATATATTTTTTTAAATCTTTTTATATTTTCTCTGCAGTTTGAATTATCGTCACTGGTAGCTATTCCAACTCTAAAACCTTTCCCTGATAAATAAGATAAATAATCTTTTGCTGTTTTAATATCTGGAGCAACTACAATAAATTTTGCATATTTATAAGTTTTCTTGTGCTTTAACCAATGACTTATAGATAAATCCAATAAGTGTTCTGCATATTCAGATTTAAAAGCACATCTTAAATTATTTGAATCAGTTCCGAACCTGTCGAAAGTCCTGGTTATTCCATCAAGATCTATAAAAGAACCGGATCCATCAACTAAAATAGTTTCAAATGGTAAAATTGATTTATCAATAAGGGCTTGTTTTCTACTGTAGATTATCCATTTAGTCGATTCTGTATTAGTAAAATTAATATCATTTTCAATATATGGAGTTAAAGGAAGTTTTGTATCATCCCCTCTAGTAATTGTCCCGGTCATCATTACCCTAAGAAATGATAGATCAGCCATTCTTTGAATTATATTTATCCATTCACCGTGAGAACTTAAATGATGATATTCATCTAAGATAAGCATGATATTATTCTCTTCACAGATCTGTATCCACTTTTCAGGATTAGCACCTATGGCCTGATATGTGGTTACGCATGAATTACAACCCCGGAACGGTTCGCCGATATTGCTGGCAACTCTACAGGTTTTATCTGTTTCATAATATATTGATTGATAATCATCTTCCATCTGATATTTTAAACTATTCCGGGGAACCACAATAATCTGCTTTTTATTGCCTGTTAATAAATCAGATAGAATAGATGGAGCAAGAGATTTCCCTCCTCCGGGAACCCAGAAAAGAAATATATCTTTAATGGGTGATCCTGATTTAATGTTATCTACTAATATTTTTAATTGTTGCTGTTGAGGTCTAAGCATTTCTAAACATTCGCTTTAAAGAACCATCTTTTTGCTGAATAAATCCTCTTGCAGTTTTAAAGAAGATAATTTTCTTTCCACAATGAGGACATTTTGCACTTCGTCCTTCAGGGTGCCATTCTTTTACTAATGTTGATTCGTCAATTTTCTTTGAGCAGTTTTTATACGGGCATTTCATCTGTTTTCTCCTTTATTTCTGTCAGTCCTATTGATGTTATATTTTTTGTACAAATAAACAAATGAGGGGATTTACCAGGCTTGCTTGAAAGTATTATTTTAATCTTTTTCTTGAATATTTTTTCAATGAATTTAATTACATCTCCATTGATGTATATATCAGAACTACACGATGAACCACCTCTTAATTGAAAATTAATATGGTAATATTTTTGACTAGTTTCTTTTTTCATTTATTTATTTCCTCTGAATCTTTATCAGTTTCAACAATTCTTTTTACTACATCTACTTTCATTTTTCCATGAAGCATTTTTAATAATTCTTGTTTTATGTCTTCAATAAATCCAATTAGCTCAAAAGCATTAAACCCTCTATTTTTTCTAGTCAAAGACATTTTGCCATTTTCATCTTCAATCAAAACAATACTGTAAATTCTTCTTTTCATTTATTCTTCCCTCCAAACGGATTATGTTTTTTCATAATTGCCCTGCATACTTTCTGGCGTTTCCAATATGGTAGTTCGATTATTCCATCAATGTATTGACGGATTGTTACTAAATGCTGATCAAGAGCGTATTTTTTAGCCGTTTCTTTTGCAATTTTTCTTACTTTTTTAATTCTACCTTGTCCCATTAAAACTCCTTAATACTTCCAGTAATTAGTATTTTCTTTTTTTTGTGATCAAGAGTCATGTTCATCCCGTTTGTTTCTGGAATTGTTTCATGTATAAAATCCCATAGTTTTTTTCTGAATTTTTATATCCTTCAGCTCCCATTTTTGCCATAACCATAAAAGAATCCATCTCGTTTTTGATAGATGTAACATGGTCAACATTTTCATCTTTAATTTTAATAGTTTCTCCAATTTTCATTTAAAACCTCACTTTTAACATATTATATATTTCTAGGATCTCAACTACATCCTGAATTGATGTTGCTACAAAATACGGGATACTTCTTTCATCACACATTTTCTGGAAATCTTTCTGATCAGAAGATTGTTTTCCTCCTGGTTTTTTTACTTCCAGATAAAGAGTTTGACCACTTCCATTATCAAGAGGAAATTGCCGGTCTGACATTCCTTTAATTCCGGTCTTGATTATTCTCCAGATTTTACTCCCGAAGGCTTGAAACTTCCCATGTAATACATGACATTTCCAATTAGGAATATGGTTTAGTGTTAGGAATTCTCCTATCTCTTTTGATATTTCGGTTTCTGATTGGTTGCCTTTTTTATCAGGCATATATTATTTCCAATCCACATATTTTTGCAGTCTTTAATTCAAAGCAAGCGCCTTTCGAGGTTTTCCAGTTTTTTAACATAAAGATATGCGTACACTCTAAGAGAGCTTTTAAATCTGCTCTCATATACTCTTTATATTTATCCTTTTCTGTATATGCTCCAGGAAATTTTAGATTATCTGCTATGGTTACAGGGTTTACGATATTGTCAAATCCTATTGATAAAAATTCTTCTGCCATAAAGAATTCGTTTCTATAGTCTTTAGCATTAGAAATCCCACCAGATATATAAATTCTTCTCACCAAATCCTCCTATCTTTCTTTTTAAACATTAATTTGATTCTATCGATTAAAGAATATCTTCTTATTTTATTTTTCTGCCATTTTGTGAGTTTCATTTTGACTCCGGTTTACCGTGTCGAGTGTTCCACGTTTCTTTTATTTTCTTTTTTGAATTGTCATACATCCTTAACCCACAATTAGTACATTCTATAATCCATGTAGTTATTTTAAATTCTCCCTTCATTATTCCTACAATATCACCACAAAAAGGACATTCTTTTAATTCATCATTCATCCCATAAGCTCCTTAATAATTTTATCTTTATTTTTACCAGCAATAGTTTTTCCAGTAAGTTCTCCATAAACTAATTTACATTCTGGTAATGTGTATGCTCTTATTTCCGGACGGTCTTTATTTACACTAATGAATTTTTCAACTGCATCTTCGGGTTGCAAAATTAAACCTATTTCATCAAATCTGAATAAAAGCATTTTTAAGATGTTCTTTTTATCCATAGAAGAGAGTAAAACCTCTGATTTTTGCTTTACTGGTGGGGCTGTGACTATCTTTTCTATTTTCTTGGGTAGTTTGACCTCTGACTTATTTGGTGCGATTGCAGCCGGTTTTCTAATTATCCCGTGATTCTTAATCATAGATAATGATATAGGACTCATTAATGCCAGAATAAAACTACTAAACAATTGAAACAAAACCCTGATAAGATTTTCATTAACTCCTGATTTCATTATTCTAGGAAGATCCTCGGCAAACCAGTTATATATTGATTTAGGTGAGTTTATTATTTTTATATCATCTTCTTTTTTGACCTGTGAATTATCCAGTTTTGATTCATATCTTGCCTTTTCTATTTTCGCTTGTTCGAGTGCGTCTTTGTTTCTTAAAACTCCGAAAACTAATTGTTGTGCAACATATTCATCTATCCTTTTATTTAAAATAGAAATCTGTTCCCGGTAATAATCTACATCTCCAGAAATATCTGTTTTCTCAAAAACTATTTCTGCAGTATATGATTCTTTTTCTGAAGTACTGGAAAACTGGCTGGATAAAGTTATTAATATTGAGAAAATCACCATTGAGAATTTCAATACAATAATCCACCATTTTTTAGAAATATAAATCCAAAGTGCAGATTCAAAGAAGATAAAAAATATTGACATTGATAACGATAATCTATATCCGTAGTTTGCATCTTGGAAATATCTGAGATAATAAACTGTATTTAAAATAATTCCTCCCAAAGACAATAAAGCAAGAGGGAAGATATAGAATGTTTTTTTCATTCTATATCTCTATGTTATTTTTTTTTCTTTCTAACTTTTCGGCCATGTCTCTTCTGGCTTTTTCTAGTATTGCCTGCTGTCCATAACTTGACAAAGATCTGTTATCTGCTTTTGCAGCTTTTTCAGCAGCATCTTTAAACTCTTGAGAACAAACTATCTGTATAATTTTATTTTCTTTCATAATTAACTCCTGATATTATATTAACTCATATATATAAACCTTGCAACTATTATATTATTATTATTGACAATTTATAGAATCAATATATAATGTCTAATAAGAGAGGATAACATGAACTATGAAAATTTCCATAACATAAATCATTTAATACCTGCTGAATCAGGGACATATACCTGGAAGTCTAAACAAATGGGATATATCAAGGTAAAATATGATCATGGAGATTGGTTTTTAATAAACGGCGATAAATTACCGGATCGCGTGGTCCAGGAGTGGAGATGATATTTAAAATAAAAACAACAGATAATAAAATACATAAATATCATTCTATTATTTCTATGGAGTTAGAAAAAGGATTTATAAAATGAAACTGAAAACAATGTTAAAGATTTTTATTAGTATTTTAATTATTGGAATTATTGTTTTTTTATATTTAAGTTCTTCTAAATATAAAAATATAGTAAATAAACAGCAAACCGTAATAACTCAACATGCTATAAAAATCAGAGATTATATGGTTATGGAAAATAATTATGAAGAGTTGAATTTTAATTTTCAGCTTATAGCTTCTGTTAATCCTTTAATTAATTTAATGACACCTGATGAAATAGCGGAGCTATTAAAAGAAATACCTCATGGAAATCCTCACGAAACAAAATTTGAAATAACTGCTGGATTTGGAATTTCAATCGGGATGCATGGTAAATTAAGAGATGATCACCAGGGAACTGATTCGATCCCTATAAACTCTGAAAAATTGGAATGGGGAATTACTGGATTTTCTGATGGAATAGTTGAGACATTTGGACACAATGATGTATTTGGAAAATTTATTATAGTGCGTCATTCTGAAAGAGTTAGGACTTTTTATGGCCATTTAGATAAAATATATTGGAGTGGAACAACTGGAAGAATCGTAACTTCTGATACGGTTATAGGTGAAATGGGAAAAACAGGAATGGTTTATTCAAGATGGAAAAATGGTGGAGCACATTTGCATTTTGAAATACAGGTGTGGGATGGGTTTCATTGGGTTTCTGTCAATCCAGAACCGTTTTTAATAAATGAGTAAGGAGAAAAGAAATGGATGTATGTAAATGGGAATATGGGAAATTTTACCCATGCAGCGGATTTGAGCCTGTAGTAGATAATTACAATGAGATAATAATTGATAAGCATAGACCTGTTTGTTGTATTTATTGTGATACTAATATTTCAAAACCGGAACCAGAAGAACCAATAATAAAAAAGTCTGGAGAAACATGGGTTGCAAGATATGAGGGTGTTGATTATTTGTGGATCAATTTAAATCTATCTCCAGAAAAAAGAGAATGGACAGCACCAGAAATAAAAGAATCTTTAGGGTGGAAACCAATTTTAGGAATAGAAATAGCTGATAAAATTGTAAAACTTAACCCTGCAGTTATTACAGATGCTTATGGACTCTCTCTTTTATTAGCCATGAGTAGAAATGAAATATTTATAGTTGATTGTATTGAAGATGGAGAATGGGGTTGCAGGACAACAGCTCCTATGCACTCATTAAAACGTCTAGCCACAATCGATGATCTTCCATGATACAACCAACATTTGTAATAAAATTTATAGATCAAGTCCGGTCTGAAATGATTAAAAGAAATCTTGGTAATAATGATATTCCAGGTTTATCAAGACAATATGTTTCTTACCTTTTATCTGGAAAAGGAAATGTCGGAGTAACATCTATTATTAAATTAGCAAATGCACTTGATATGGAAATAGTTTTGAAGTTGGAGGAGAAATGAAAGAGATAGAACTTAAGTCAGGTAAAAAGATAGAATTAAATCAGGCTTTTAATTGTGATTGTTTGGAGTTTATGAAAGAACTTCCAGACAAATGTATTGATCTTGTTTTGACTGATCCTCCTTATGGGATAAAAAGATTTCAGAAAGGTTCTATAAGATTTGCAAAAGATGAAAAATATAAAGATGGTTTAAAGTGGGATGTTAAGCCTGAACAGGTTATATTCGATGAAATATTCAGGATAAGTAAAAATCAGATTATATGGGGGGCTAATAACTTTACTCTTCCACAGTCAGAATATTTTATTGTATGGGATAAAAAACAAACTGTTGATAATTTTGCATCTGCTGAACTTGCATATACAAACGTAAAAAAACCGGCTCAAATATACAGTTATGGAATACACAAGCATAACACAATTGAAAAGATCCATCCAACTCAAAAGCCTAAAGATTTATTTGTATGGTGTCTTAAAAATTACATGAAAGATGGGGATATTGTATTCGATCCTTTTCTTGGTAGTTTTACAACAGCAATAGCTTGCAATGAAATGGATCTTAACTGGCTTGGCTGTGAAAAAGACCATGACTATTTCAAATCAGGCTACCACCGATACGAACAAGAAACCAAACAGATACTAATGGAGTTTTAACTATTTTATTAATAGACTTGATTTATAATAAAACACAAACTATACTAAACAATATAACATAATATAAGGAGAAAGCAATTGGAAATAACAAAATCTGAACTAGAAATTCTTTATTTAAGCAATAAAAATAAAGTTGTATGTGAAAAGCTCGGTATATCAGAAATGACCTTAATTAAACTGTTAAAAGAAAATGGAATCAAGAATAAAGGGAAGGGAAATTATCATAATAAAATTATGGTGGTTGGATAATGATTGAAGAAAAAAAATACCTTGTAACATTTAGAAGATTCTTTTCTAGTGTGAAAATTGTGATAGATTTTAATCCTGAGTTGTTAGTTTCACTAAGTGATAATTTAAAAACTAATTTTGGAATTGATTGTCCTATTACATCTGTAGAAGAAATAACCATTAAAAGAAAGGATTAATTATGGGAAAAGACAACAGGCGTTCTGTTGACACTAAATTCTGGACTGATCCAGAAGTTGAGCAACTGACAAAGAATGCCACTTATTTATTTAATTCACTATTAACATTCCCTGAAAATAATATGGCTGGAACCTATGAAATATCAGAAGGGAAAATGTCTTATTATACTAAGATGAATAAAAATGAAATAAATGAAGCTTTTAAAGAATTGGAATATAAAAATAAAGTGCTTAGATTTAAAACATGGGTATCAATTAAAAATCATATAAAAAATCAAAAACTTAACGGAGGAATGGCTATTTCTGTAGTTAAAGATTTATGTGATTGTCCTAATCCTGTTAAATTATGGTTGTTTTATCAGGCAAATTCAGAGACTTTAGAGCCTTGGTTCCCTAAGCTTTTATTTAATGTCAATGCATATTTAGGGGAACAGAAAAAAAGATATGCAAATAGGATAGTAAAAGATAACCCTAAGATAACCGTTATCGAAGCATTATCTAACTATGAGTTTAACCCTATGACAGAAGACAAGCTTTTGCAGATAATGGTTCAAAACCTCCCTTTAGACACAAAAGAGCTTTCAAATCTTAACAGTATGATAACCCTTATCGAATGGTTAGATAACCCTTCGATGAATATAAAGAATAAAAGGGAATTAGAAAAGGAATTAGAAGATATAAAAGGAAAAGGGAATAGTAAATTGATTTCGGATAACGTTGTATCCGAAGAGACAAAAATTTCTCCCTCTCCCTTCTCCGGTTTTATTCCTGAATCTAAAAAACAAAATCCTGATGCTACGATGTTTGAATCTAAAGATATTCTTTCAGAACGGATTACAACAGCCATAGAACATTGGAACACTAAGCCTAATCTTCAGAAATATAAATATAATGTTTTTAATATGAGAAATGTTGCTGATGTAAAAACTCAGTTTGATGTTTTCTCATTAGATGAAATATTGGGAGCTATAAATAATTTATCAAAATATATAGATCGTGATGAAATGGTTTCAAAACAATTTGATAGATTTATTAAAAGTTCTTTGGATAGATGGGTTGATGATGCTATGCCTTGGAAGCGATATGAAACCGAAGCTGACAAATCACCAAATCAAATTCAATTAGAAAAGTATGAGGAATATATAAGAACCTGTACAAGTGATTTATCAGAAGAACAATTAGCTCCAACATATGAGAAAATCAGAAAGGTTAAGAAATTGATCGAGGAGGAAGGATGAATCCTGCATTAGAATTGGCGTTCGAAGCTGGAAAATGGGCTGGACAAGTAGAGCTTGAAGAGCATTTCGACAGGGAGCAATATTCACAGGTTGTCTTTGAATCTATATATTCGAAAAAAACATCAATGCCGGCTATTATGGAATCAACTGGTAAAACTGTAACTATAAATTTAAGATCGAATGCATGGCGAATTGGTGTTAAAAAATCATCCAAGGAATATCTTGAAAAAGCTGAGAAAATATTATCTTATCTCAAAGGGGAACTTCATGGATAAAGAATCTTTCCTATCCGACATGATAAACCGGTTTGGTTCTAAAAAAAATGAAACAAAGAAAAAAGAATATTTGGAAGAGCTCCACGTTTTTGCAAATATGTGTCCAGAACAAAACCTTCATGCTGTTTATAATTATGCTGTTTCTGCAGATGGATATCCTACATTAAAAAAACTATTTAGGTTTGCACGAGAACATAATTTTATCCCTGAAACAGATAAATACAGTGAAGATATAATTGTTTATTATAAATGCAACGGGTTCTATAAATCAGTAGCAGATGGAGGAGGAAAATATAGTAAAAAGAAATTCGAATGTAATACAAGTTATTCTATAAATTCTGGTGGCTGTCCTAATTGTGGATCCACTTCTGGAACTATTGTAAAATGTTTTAAAAGTATCCCGGAAGAAGTTATATTTCTTAAAAATGATTGTTTCAGATGTAAATTATATTTACCTGAAAATGGGAGTAAAATTTTATATTTATACGGACCCGAATGTGGAGTGCATGGATCAAGGCATTCTCCTAAAACTGATCAGGTTTGTAAATCTTGCAGATGTAAGCCCTGTTGTATTGATACCAGGGAATTTAAATATCAAACAAATCATTACATGGAAAAAGTAAGAGATCCCAAACACGAGATTATGCAGCCGTGGTTAAAAAATAGTCGTAAACCAGGAGATCATATTGCAATATTAGAAAAGCTTGAAATGTCAAAAAAATATAATAATGGCGGTTGATATGACAAATGAAGAATATTTAAGATCAGAATATAAAAGTATGTTAACAGAGGTAAAGAATTCTTTTCATTTGATTAAAATACAGAGAGAAGAAATTAAACGATTAAAATCAAGTAATCGTTCTTATCTGGAAATAGTTGTAGAACTCGGTCAAGAATTAAGGGAGAAAGGAAAATACTTATGATGAAGGCAATAAGCTTTGTTTTAGTTCTAAATAATTAAACAGCCTCTTCGGAGGCTAAAGGAGGTAAATAATGAAATATGCAATTATTAGAGTCAATAAACATGAATCTGTAAATGTTGAGTTTGACATAAAAAATATTGCTGAAAAATTTTGTATTGTCTGCAACAAAGGATTAACTAAAAAAGATGACAATTATTTGATTGTAGAGAGGAGAAATCATGAAAGAGAAAAGAGAACAGTTTAATTTAAGAATGCCCGAACCGCTTAAAGGCAGGGGGAAAAAAGAAGCTGCATTTTATGGGATAAATATGTCTCAATTTATTGTTCAGGCTATAAATGAAAAACTTGAAAAAATAGATATGCGTATAACAGACTAAGATGTGCAATGCGGATAATAGTAGTTATGTGGAAAAGGGGGCTAAGATGGAATGGATTAGTGTTGAAAAAGAACTTCCGATTGAAGAAGATTATTATTTAGTATCGAGTAATTATGGAATAGTTGTTCGTAGTTTTAATGTTTATCATAATTGCTGGGACGATGAACAGGCAGATGACTATTGGTGCGATGCAGTAGGTGGGAATGTTACACACTGGATGCCACTACCACCGCCCCCTTCATCACATAACAGCGAATATAAGCAATGCGAGTTTTGCCACGATACAAGGTTGTTGTGTAGTGGTGCCGGAGAGTGTGACCATGATGGTAGAGACTGTAGCGAAAGTGATAATTGTGGTGAATATACACCGGCACTATGTAAGCATTGTACAAATTAGCGCACTGCATATATTCGCAGAACGTTATACACAATTTGTGTCTAAAGGAGAATATAATGAAAGTTGATTTTAAACAGAAGGCTACATTGGTAATTACACCGGAAAATGAAATAGAAAGTTATGCACTTAGAAAATGGCATGAAGGCTATGTTTCAATAGAGCCTTCTGAAGAATGTTTATGTGTAGAGTCAATTACAATTGACGACACAAACAATGTATAACAGGGTTTATATGTCATTGATTACAACATCATATAAGCCGGAAACGTTATAGGCAATTGGAGGGTTAAATGAGAGGAAAAGGTTTACTCGAATGGGAATGGGTTGCACATATTGAATATTCTGATTATGCCGATTCTTTGTTACATTTTAGTAGTTTAGATGCTACTGATATATTATCTGCAATAGCACATGTTTATCGGCATTGTCGGGAAAGTGGAGTTTTTGAAGTTATTTCTTTAACGCAACTGCCTATAACAGCAGATACACGGAAATAACAAGTGACTGCATATAAACCCGAAACGTTATGTACAATATTTTGGAGGAGTAAATGGACAATAGGCATATGGATATTATATATGATGCATTGTGTAATGACGATGACCCTGTTTTTTCTAGCGAGACTGTTACAGAAATGTATAATTATATCAAAGAATTGGAAGCTAAAATAAACCTGCTCCAAAATATTATTCATAACAACAGTTTAACAAAATCATGCAGCGGTTGTTGGGGGGAGAATAAGATTTGTTATGGTTGTATAGATTTTAGTGGTTACAAAAGCATGACTTCGTAAAACTGCGAAACGTTATGTACAATATTTTGGAGGATTAAATGAGTAGAAAACCAATAGAATCTTTTCATATTGCAGGGATAAAATATGCCTGTTGTCAAGAATCAGATGTTAGAGAGCTTGAAGCTGAACTTGACCAGCTCCAAAACACTATACATAACATCGATTATTCGAAATGTCCAGATTGTGAAGGGTACGGGCAAAGCATAAAAGGCTGGACGATAATGCCCTGTAAAAAGTGTAAGGGTACGGGACAAATCGTATAATCGCGAAACGTTAGGCGAAATTAGGAGTCAGACATTGTTTAGTAGCATGGACGGCTGGTAAAATCTATTGTAGTGGATGCTGTCAATATATCAAAACTTCGCATAATCGCAGAACGTTATGAATAATAAGAGGATCAAATGGTAGACAACGTTAAAGATATAATTAAAGCGTATTGTTCAGTGCATTATCCCGGAGCAGATGGATTATGTAATGATGGTTGTGGATGTTCTTTTGACGATTTGCAACCGTGCAGTAGTTCATGTATGCATTGTGTTCCAGCAAAATGGAATGGAGAAGAAGAGATTTTTATAGAAATAGACAAATATCAATAAATGAGTATATTATTAACATAAGGATGAACAATGGATACCATAAACCCGATTAAAAACCCAATTTTGATAAAGTTGACAATTACCCGTACAAGGGGTAATATCATTTTATGAATAAAATATGGAAAGAAATTAGGGGATATGATGGGTTTTATAAGATTTCTAATTGTGGAGATGTATATAATTCGAAATGGGATCGTCCAGTAAAGCAACATATAAACAAATCAAACGGATATTATGAAGTCTGCTTATACAAGAAGCAAAAACGAAAACACCATACAATACATAGATTAGTTGCTCTTCATTTTGTTGGTATTTTATCTGGCCGTGAATTTGTAAATCATAAAGATTCTGATAAACATAACAATGATTCAACAAACCTTGAATGGGTTACTAAGTCTGAGAATGGTATTCACGCAGGAAAAGCAGGATTACTTTCTGTTAATCTAAGAAAAAATGTAAATCAATTAACCAAAGAAGGGAATTTTATCAAAACACATATTAGCCTTTCTTCTGCAGCTAGAGAATTAAACCTGCAAAAAACAAATATATCATCTTGTTGTTATGGTAAATCAAAAACATGTGGAGGATTCTTATGGGAATTCACTCAAAAGGATATAAACCGTGATCAATATTAAGCAATTCGATCCAAAATCAAACCCGATAGTAGTTAAATGCACCGCAGCTGATCTATTACCCATAGATAAAATAGTAGGATTCCAGGGTAATTTAAAAAAACTCTCAACTGTAAATCAGAATAAATTAATTAGTAGTATTCTTATTCATGGCTTTATTGCTCCTTTTTTCTTATGGGATGATGGATTTGAGTTGAGAGTTCTAGATGGAACACAGCGATTAAAAACTATTCTCGCCCTTCAAAAACGAGGGTGGGATGTCCCGTTGCTTCCCGTTGTATACATTGAAGCAGATAACGAAAAGGATGCACGAGCGAAACTTCTTAAAATAACATCAGCTTATGGAGAATTCGATTTAGATGAACTCCAGTCATGGATTAACGATATGGATGATGATATAAGTGAATCTATTAGGTTGGTGGATCAGGAGATTGAACTTGCATTAACTCCGGAAGCTGCTGAAACAGTTGGTGATGAAGAAATTCCGGAAGAAATTATTCCTGTTACGAAATTAGGTGATTTATGGGAACTTGGAGAACATAGGCTATTGTGTGGGAGTTCAACGGATATTAATTCTGTCAAGAAATTAATTAGAGAAAATAAAGTTGATTGTGTATTTTCCGATCCTCCATATGGAATAGATGTTGTTAAGTCTTCTCAAGTTGGTGGTGGAGGAGAAACCAAGTTCGGTAAAGGTGGTGGTGGAAAAATTGTTGATTCAAATGAGTATAAAAAAATAATTGGAGATGAAACAATAGATACTGCTAAAGAATTTTATGAATTATGTATTAGCATGGATTTTAAGAATATAGTATTATGGGGCGGTAATTATTACACGGCTTTTATTCCTCCTTCTCGATGTTGGATTATCTGGGATAAAGAAATGACAGGGAATTTTTCTGAAGCAGAAATGGCGTGGACTTCTTTTTCAAAAGGGGGAATTAAAGTTTTTAAATTCTTGTGGAATGGCCTTTCTCGTGAAGGAAATAGGATTGATGAATTAAAGTCAAGAATTCATCCTACCCAAAAACCAGTCGGGTTGTTTGCCAATATATTTGAAAGATTTGATGGCTTTAAATCCTATTTTGATGGGTTTTTAGGATCTGGAAGTACTTTAATAGCATGTGAAAAAACAAATAATATATGTTATGGAACAGAATTAGAACCATCTTATTGTGACTTGATAGTAATCAGATACAAAACATGGTGTGAGAACAACGGAAAGACACCTATAGTAAAACTTAATGGTGAGGTCTGGAATGGCTAAAGTTAAAAACCCAGGAGGAACACCGGCAAATCTTATGCCGGCTTGGAGTGCTACAAATCAGCCTAAAAATAAAAACGGAAGAAAACCGTCCAGCATTAAAAAATATATCAAAGATAATAATCTCAATGCTACTGATATCTCTGTCCTTGCTAAATATATTCTTCCATTAAACCAGGATCAATTAACTGCTTTAATTAGAGATGAAAAAATTCCTTTCGTTGTCAGGATATTTGTTAAATCAGTATTAGAAGATTTTAAACGTGGGAATCTTTCTAATATTATGACTTTGATTGACAGGGCTGTTGGTAAACCGAAAGAAACAGTTGATGTAAACGAGAATTCAAATAAAACTACTTTAAATGTTGATTATTCTGATATGTCTGAGGATGAAAAAAGAGAATTGTTTTTCCAGAAGATTAAGAGAGATTGATTTTGAATTTTCCATGGGAAGAACGAATAGAAATAGTTGATGATATAAAACTATTAAGAGTTTATTTTGATGCTTATAAAATAGGTGGATCAGAAGCAGTAATAGACTTTATTTCAAGATTTTGTTTGACATTTGACCCTAGAAAAGAAAAAAATAGAGTAATCCCTTTTGAGCTATTTAAAAAACAAGAAGAATACATTCGGTGGCTTTGGCTAAGATATGTCAACAGAGAGGATGGAGTAGTTGACAAGTGTAGAGGGATAGGAATGTCCTGGATGAATGCTGGATTTTCAGCTTTTTTAATTTTATTTCAACAAGCAGTAACTATATCAATGTATACGTATAAAGCAGAAGAATGTCATTCATTGGGGAATATTGATACTTTATTAGAAAAGGTAATATTTATTTGTGATAATTTGCCAGAGTCATTTGTGACCGGAATAGAACATAAACTAATGCAGATCAAAAATCATAAAAATGGATCTATAATTGTAGGAAAATCTGGTGATTCTCCGGGGCGTGGTGGTAGATCATCAATATATTTTTTAGATGAAGCAGCTTTTTATCCTCGTGCCGATTCAATAGAAGCAGCAGTTTCAAGAAATGCAGATTGCAAAATATGGGGATCAACTCACCATGGAACAAATACACTTTTTTATAGAAAATGTACTTCTGGAATAAATCCTGTAATAACATTTGACTGGTGGGAACTCAAAGAAATGTACAACCAGGAATGGTACGACCGGGAAAAAGAAAAAGCTGTTGCAGAAGGAACACTTCATATTTTTAAACAAGAAGTTGAGCGTGATGCATCTGCAAGTCTTGAAGCATGTGTTGTTCCGTCCGAATGGGTTAATGCTGCAAAACGATGTACTGCAAATCTTGACGGAAAGATAATTGCTTCCCTTGACCCAGCCAATGAAGGAGGCGATGTTCACGGTTTTGTTGTAATAAATGGTAACATGCCTATCTATGCAGAAGAGTCCGGTCTTGGTGATCCTGCAGATGCAACAGATATGTTTTTCTGGAAAGCGGTTGAGATGGGAGCAGAGGAATTCAGGTATGACCCGATCGGTGTTGGTGTTGGTGTAGCAATTAGAATGAAACAGATAATTGAAGAGTTGAAAACTAATGATCCTGGGAATAAAGCTTTAAAAGTAAAAATAAAACCGTGGTCGGCTTCCGGTGCTGTATTACGTCCAGACCAAAGAGATTACGCCGAAAAAGCGAACGGTGATTTCTTCGAAAATGCAAAAGCTCAAGCATGGTGGAAAGTAAGATCAGAATTTTTGAATACTTACCGGTCTGTAAACAATAAAGATTGTGAAGAAGATCAATTAATTTCTTTTCCTGGAAAAATAGATAGATCTTTAGAAAAAATGATAATGGAATTATCTCAACCTCAGTTTACTAATTCAAAACGGGGTAAAACTATGATCGATAAAAAACCAAAAGGAAGCAAATCCCCGAACCTTGCCGATGCTTATGTTATGTGTAGAGCTGAAGTTGATGTTGAATGGATGGCATGGTCTACAGTTTGACAGTATTGTTGATATGAATTATATTTAATATATCCTTTCTTTTAATGGAGTGCGGCACTGCTGCAAACCCACTCCAAATATTGATTTTAGACCAGAGAATGATCCCTCTGGTCTTTTTTTATTTATAATTAAAATAAGTGTTGACTCTTTACCGCTATAGCGTTATATTAAAGATAGATCAAAGGAAAGGAAGTAAAGATGAACGATTTAAATAAAAACATAGAGGCCCTTACAGAAAAGCAAAGAAAAACAGTTAAGACATTAATTCAGCTTGGAGATAGTAAAGAGCTTGCATATAAAACAGTTGTTAATACTAAAGAACATAATTCTGATATGTACGCTTTAGCTTATTATAGCTAATTAAATAGCCTCTTCGGAGGCAAAGGAAGGATCAAATGAATAAATATAAAAAATATTGTCCAAACGTTTTTGTTATGGAATCGGAAGATGATTATGACCGTGGGGACATAGCAGAAATAGAAACACGGTATGGCAAAGTAAATGAAGCAATTATATTCAATAAATTATTTGAGCGTGATGGCTTAAAATACTATTCTCAAATAAGAGCCGATGGATTTAATATTCAGGAACGAGCAAAATTGAAATCAGAAAAATATGATAACTGGTCGGAATCTGCTTCTAAAAAATCTGATCAGGCTTATCAGGCATCAAATAAACATTCTGAATTCTTGTCACTTGGAGAACCAATTAAAATAGGTCACCACTCAGAAAACAGACACCGGAAAATGATTTCAGATGCAAATAATAATATGAGAAAATTTGTAGAACTTTCCGACAAGGCATCGAGCCACGAAAGTAAAGCCGATTACTGGAAATCAAGAGAGAATGATATCAATCTCTCAATGCCTGAATCAATAGATTTTTATGCTCATAAATTAGAACAGGCAAAAGAGATCCATGTATTTTTAAAGAAAAACCCTGATAAAAGATCTCATAGTTATTCTTTAACTTATGCAAAAAAAGATGTAAATGTCGCTCAGAAAAATTATGATATCGCTGTAAAATTGTGGGGAGTTTATGAAAAATAGTTTTAATTGTAGATCCTGTGAAGGTTGCAAACATATTACTAATAATAATCTTGAATATTGCTATATGTTTCAAAGTGCACCTTCAATATTACCATGTGCACAACATGATAAATATGCAGAACAAAGAAAAATAAACGGAAGGAAGATATACGCAAATTTCAAAAAAAGGAATAAATTATGACAGAAAAAAATAGAATCTTCACTGAAAATGTTACTGGTATTTGTTTTATTGCATTTATAGCAATTGTATTTATTTCTATTATTGTGGAGGTGTTATTTTTATGAAAAAATGTAACAAATGCGACTTAGAACATTCTGAAATAGTTATGGTTAAAAATACCTGCTACTTATGCGTATTATCTCAATGCCCTTCTAAAACAAGAAGACAAATCAAAGAATATAAAAAAGCGGTATCAATTAGGCTGGCATTATCTACACCATTAACTACAAATAATTCCGTTGCAATTGTTGAGCGTATCGGTTTAGAAAATCTCGGATTTATAGATCAGATAGTTAGAGGAATGATTATTGATCATCAACCAGGAGTAAGTTTTTGCAAAAGACTACATTATTATTTGGATAAGGAAGGATTGTAATGAACATAGATTTTATTAAATGGATGTGTGAAAAGACAGAATGGATGTGTACTGCAGAACTTGATTGGTATGTAAGAACCCCAGATGAAGATTGTTGTTTTCAGATAACAAATCCATCAGATATGAAAGATACAGGATGGACAGACGTGTATTACCCCCTTCTCCTCCAAAGAGCTATTGAGGAAATAAACCAGAGTGATGATACTTGTTATTTTATACAGATAAATCTCTATTCTGTTTGTATCACTAATGTGGATACCGGAAAGGATATATTTATAGCAGACTATAATGGATCCGATGGGAACAAGCATGCTTCATCAAAAGAAGTCGATCAAGCAAAAGAAGCCGCACTTAAATATATTTTAGAACAGGAAACCAAATGAAAGAATCAATAGGACTAAAAAAATTAAAACTATCAATGGAAACAATAGGGTATAAAAAGGTTTGTGAATTAACCGGATTAAAACCAACTATTCTTTATGAATGGTTAAACTATAAAAAAGATCCAAAAAATATGAAGATGCTTAATGCCAGACAAATAAAGTTTCATTTACATATCGATTATGAGGATTGGTTCAAATCTTCTGATTGTTGATTTATACGAGCATAGAATGTAAACTATATTCTATGAAAAGAAAATATATTGTATTTTATGCTCATACCAATGGTTTCGGCTCAACAGATATCGTGGTATCCAGAAAAGAAAGACCTAATAAAATAGAAAATATACATAAAATTGAAGATGTCCTTTCTGAATCTCTTCGCTCTCAAATAGCAATAATAAATTTTAAATATGTAGGTATCTCATGGAAATAAACACGTCCGGGGCCAGATCAATTAATACTAAATCGGCTGGATTTAGTCCGTATGTCCAACAGGCCTTGTCTGGTGGAATCGGGAATTCCTGGTTATCTCCTACTGCAGCAATGTTGTTATGGGAAACATCAGATACTATTTTTAATTGTATCGATTTAATTTCAATGCCTTTTTCTCAAATGACATATTCTCTTAGAGATAAAAAAACCGGGGATTATTTAAGCAAATCAACTGATCACCCATTTCTGGCATTATTAGAAAACCCAGGGTTTATGATGAGTTCGAATGAACTTATGTATTCGTTAATGACTTCTTTTTTAGTGAATTCTGTATGTTATCCGGTATTAGATGGAAATATAAATTATGAACCAGCCTCTATTCGTGCGGTCTATGCAAATAAAGCAAACCTTACACCCGATGGAAATAATCAACTTTTAAATATAAGTTTTGCTGATGGAGAAAAAGAATATTTATACAAAAGACAATTGATTCCTAAAAGAAAAACAGTTGTTTATCAAACAGATATTCCTTTATCCGAAACAATGCCTATAATAAAAATGAAACGTAGGCACGGGATAGAGGCATCAAGTCCTTTATCGAGAATAGTAAATCAGGCATATACAAAAATATACGGAAATGTACATAACTCAAGTTTGCTTAAAAATGGATCTCGTCCAGGTGGATTATGGTCTATCGATGGGAAAGCATTAAGTCAGGAACAATATGAATCTTTTAAAAATGAAGTTCATAATAATTTTAGTGGTCCTGCTAATGCCGGAGTTAATGTTGTTTCTCCTGCTCCTGTTAAATACGAAAACTTTATATTAAACCCCAAAGATATGGATTTTGTAAAATTAATAGAAGCATCTGCAGAAGATATTTATAATTTATATCATGTTCCTCTTGCCCTAGTATCTACAAAGACAATGACTATGAGCAATTTCCAAAATTCACAGACTGCATTATTTGACCTTGCTGTTTTACCTAACTCTTATATTGTTTTAAAAAGACTTGGAGAATTAGCTCTTCCAAGATATAAAGATGGTGATAGATATGAACTGACTTTTGATGAAAAAACTCTTCCTGCATTACGTGCAAGGATGCTTGAGACTGCCGAAACTATGCGTAAGGTCGGATCATATACAGAAGATGAAATCAGAGCAACAACAGGATATGATAATCTAACAGAAGGTGGTGACGCTGTTTATAGACCGGCAATGTGGGTTTCTTCAGAAGCAGAAGAGGATGATTCTGATATCTCAGGATCTGATGATATACTAGAGGAATAAACCCTCCGGGCTAAAAATAGTAGGAGGATATTATGATAATAATAATGACCCCAAGAAAGAAAAAAGGGATAGTTGTAATGATTGCAGGTGCAGTTACACTTATACTAGATGCAAAGGCGGAAATAAAATAATGGCAACACCAATAGCTCGTTATAATGTAGTTCCAAATCAAAGAATCTCAGAAGTGTTTAATTTTGGTGTTGTTGCATTTTCTAAAGTTTCAATTGAGAATGTTTCAATTGCAATTGCAGGGCAAGGATATTTTGGAAGTACTCCATTAGTCTCATCTGAGATAGCATTAAATCCAAGGACTGATGTTTGGGAATATTTTATTGAAATTGATCCTACTGATTTTTCGGGGAGTGGATTATTTACTGCCACTGCAACTATTACAGGAACAGATGCAGGGGCATTAGTGTTACCTGCAATTCCTTTAGTTGTAGATGGCGCTAGTACATTAGAGTCATTTATGGCGTGGGTGTCTACTACAGGAAATGATGGGACAGGAGAAGTTGGGAATGAATTGCTTCCATATTTAACAATTGATGGAGCAGTAACAGGAATACAGACATCTAGTATCACAAATGTTTCTGATGGTGCTACAATTTATATTAAAGAGGGTACTTTTG